ATGCCACGAAAAAACCTGACGCAGAAATTCGTCAACAGCGCTCCCCTGCCGACCGGCAAGCAGCGCGAAAATTACTACGATACCGAGTGCCCGGGACTCTGCCTGGAAGTGCGGGCCAACAAGCGCTCGTTCCACCTTCGCTATCGCAACTATCGGACCAAATGGGTCCAGCGTCGCCTCGCCGATGCCAAAACGGTCAAGCTGACCGAAATGCGGACGCGTGCCAATCAGCTGAAGGGGCGTATCGCCCTGGGCGAAGACCCGTTCGAGGAACAGGCGGCGCTTCGAGATGTGCCGCGGTTCGAGGAGTTCGTCAACACGCACTACATGCCCTATGCCCAAAGCTACAAGCGCAGCTGGAAATCCGATGAAAGCATGCTGCGTAACCACATACTGCCGGCCATCGGCCGGTTGCACATGGATGAAGTGGCGCGTGGCGACATCGTCAATCTGATCTCGAAACATCGCCGGGCGCACAAGCCGTCCTCGACCAATCGAATCCTGATACTGGTCCGCTTCATCTACAACTGCGCGATCAAGTGGGAAGCGCACGGCGTCAACAGGAACCCGACCAACAAGATCGAGTCGTTCCCGATGAACAACAAGCGCGAACGCTACCTCACCAACGAGGAGGCCCAGCGACTGCTCAAGGCGCTGGATCAGTCGGATGCGCCCACGGTCAAATACATCGTGATGATGCTGTTGCTGACCGGCGCACGCAAAAGCGAAGTCACCCACGCGCAATGGAAGGATATTGATAGGAGCATGCGGCTGTGGCGGATCGAGCGCAACAAGTCGGGCAAGACGCGGTTCGTGCCGCTATCCAACGCCGCATTGAGGATGCTTGACCAGGTGCCCAGGTACGAGGGCTGCCCGTGGATATTCCCGAACCCCCAAACGCGCAAACCGTACGAGTTCATCTACGCGTCGTGGAACACGGCCCGTCGCCGTGCCGGCCTGGAAGACGTCCGTATCCATGACCTTCGCCACAGCTTCGCCAGTTTCCTGATCAACAACGGCCGGTCCATCTATGAAGTACAGCAGATTCTGGGGCACACGCAGATCACCACGACCGAGCGGTACAGTCACCTCAGCCGGGAATCGCTGCTGGAAGCCGCGGATGCGGCGGGCTCAATGGTCGGTGATGCTTCAGACGCCCTGGATCATGACACCCAATCGAACGCCGCCCCGATAGCGACTTCAAAAAACGAGCGATAGCTGTGCGCCTCGCCGCTGGCATCGAGACAGTGCGACTTTATCCTGCCCGAGTTGTAAACATAGTACGTGACAATCGGGCGCTCGCGTTCAAACCACGCCTCATCACCGAACACATCCAGCGCGTACTGTCTCAGCTCAAGCGCCTGTTCGCTTTCCGTGAAAACAGGCCCTCGACAAGCAACCTCCGCCGAAGCCCGAGTAAAAACCGGCGAATCAAAAAACGGCACCCTGGCCTGAAACGCGCCCCGGGTATCCGGCTCCATCATGATGCCCAGAACCGAGTCGTGCTGGGTATGGCAAAACCGGAACAGCGCGACGAAAAACGCCCAGGGGCTATCGACATGGAACGGAACAGCGTCAGCCCATCGACGCATTCCTTCCTCTGCAAGGGCCACGGAACGCGGGTTGCTGCCCCCACGCAACGCAACAGCCTCGATGGCATCCTGGACGGAACCGCCCTCGATAATGTCACGCATGCCGGCAAGCGTGGAACGCTCATAGGCCGCCTGAAAATCGTCGCCGCACCGGCCATCGCAATACGGCGTGGCTGATGAGCCGACAAGATCGTTGCCCGTCCGATCTTCGAGCGATACCCCAAGGTTCGGAAGAATGGTGTCGTAGAACTCGGGATACCGTTTATAGCTGGACGTCGTGTACCGAACAACCACATCACCAGGAGCCTCGGCGTGCTTCACCAGCGCAGCCGCAACGGCAACCGAGTCAATGTCGCTGGCACACTGAACGGCCACTTGACCGTCTGCCTGAGCCAGCACCTGCCGGGCCCGGGCATCCATGCACTCGGAAATCGACAGGCGTTCAACCGGCCCCTCGGACTGGTCCAGAAGCGGCTCGACAGGGAACGGCCATTGCAGGACACCGGACTGATCCACCGCCAGGCCGCCCAGAAAAGAGCCAATGGCGCTGAGCGCCTCGAAGTCCTGCTGGCCCTTGAACCGAGCAAGCGACGGGTTCCGTAAAACGTCAGGCGCAATCCAGGCTACCATAGAGTTCGCTCCAGCTGAGGCACCCTGTCGCTCCCCATCTGCCCATGAAAGAGGGCCCTTTCATCAACAAGCGATTGGGGGACGGGCTCACCGTTTTCGAGGTAGTAAAGCACTTCATTCGACGACGCCGACAGCATCTGCTGGGACCCCGCCTGACGAAGCAGGCTGGGCGCCGCGAGATGGGTGTTGATGCCAAGGTTGGCTTGCAGCCTGACGCTGACGCTCCTGCGCTGCTCAAGCTCAAAGTCCATCGGCTCGGAAAACGCAATAGCCGGCTCGGCTACCGGCGTGAAAAATACACAGCGGTCAAACGCTAGATCGGGCAGACCGCCCTGCCGGAATCCGGTGCCGCCCAGATACTGCCCCATATCAACAATGGTGACATCGAACGTCGTGTCGAAGTCCTCGTAGTTCCCCTGCTGGTCCGCTCGGGAAAACGTACGAGAGACCCCGGGGCAACAAACGGTGCAGCTATAACCCCTGGACCGAACGCCCTCCGCCAAAGCACCCGCTGCCTGTGACACCTGGGCCGAATACAAGGACCCCGACACCATTATAGTAGTCGGGGGATCAATCTCACCCGGATACAAAACCCTGCTATACAAGCCGACACCTCAATAGTCGTTTTTAGCGTAAACCGAAGCACTGACGCTCCCCCGGTGTTGTGTATACACCTGAAACCTGAGCCTGCTATTGCCCGAGTACGGGAGCCCGTCTATCACAAAGTTCATGTGCGGTTCAGAATGGTGCGTGCTGCACTGCTGGCCAGCACAAGTATCCGTACAGGATTCGTAGGTACTGTGCCCGGAAGACGCTGACCACCCGTAACCGGAACCAGTTTCGTTGCCTTCAAATATGCCGGTATCAACAATCTTGCTATACCCGTCATAAACCTTGATCGCAACTTTGTCGTAGGGTTTTTGCAAAGAAACATCGACCCTGCCGTCAATTTTTCGACGACGGAAACGACGGTAGTGGTTAGTGTCACGATAGTCGTAGCTGCGAATATCGACCCAGTCCGAGTAGGTATTGCCGTACGAAGAAAACCTGTCGTCCCATTGCAACAAGGACGCGGTGCCAAGATACGGTCTCCCGGCTTCCGTCGGGGAAACGAATGACGAGCCGGAAAAAAGCGACCCCTCTATGGTCGACCCCTTAATGGAAGACCCTTTAATCACACCGCTGGCTGTCATGTTGTTGAGCTTGGCGTTATTCGCCTGAAAATCACCGTTTTGCCACAAGGCCCAACCACGACTACCGTTCCTGAAACTCCGGGACTTCACATCACCGGAAAACTTCGCCGCTTCGGCAACGTGCAAGTTATCCGTATCCACAGCATTAGCCCTGATCTTGCCGGCGACAGTCGTGATCGGTCTGCCACTACTGTCCTCCAACTTGCCAATGGATATAGGCCCAAGCTGACCCTCCTGGATCGTTGCATCCTTGATCATGGCCGTTTTCATGTAAACGGTGCCGCGCTCTACAAAAAACGGCGAGGTTTTGGTACTACCGTAGTTATGGACAATGGCAAAACGATCGGCAATAACAGCAAAGTCCGACTGACTCCCGTCATTTGACAAACCAAAGCCGGAAATTTTATCTCCCGACTGCACCCGCAGCGTATACATGGACTTGACGGTGTCATCCACCTCGTCAATCTCGGTCGTCATCTCCCGTTTTACGGCAGCGATGTTCTTCTTGGACTTGGTCTGGACCTCGTTTATATCATTGGCCACACCTCGAAACTTGCCATCTACCGTCTCGGCACGAGTGTTCATGTCCCTACGAACTGACGACAAACCGCTCTCAAGATTCGATTGAACAGTGTCCACTGCACTAGCCGTCGACGTTATACGCCCATCGATGCGTTCGACCTCAGTATTGACCCTGCGAGTAACCGACGAAATAGACCCCTCAAGGTTGGCCACCTGCTTATCGACCTTCTCGATCATTTGCTCGTCGGCTGTCTTGCGCTCCTCGATCTCCTCGTACAGCCCTGTGTCCAGGTCGGTTATATCGCGCTCAATAACGTCAATGCGGGTATTGAGTTCGTCGGACAGCTCCGTCTCGGTAATCTCGCCCTCGATCCGGTCAATAACGTCGGATACCAGCGGCAGGACACTAGCCTCCTCGGGCCCCGTCAACGGACCGACGTGGTCAGTAACGGAGTGAAACCGGACCCAGTAGTAGTAGGTCGTCTCGTCCTTCTCATCGAGGACGTCGAAAAACGTCGACCCTTTGGACGTGGCCAGAAGCGATCGATCACTGCCGTCAGCCTTGGTGCCGCGGTATATCTCAGCGTAGGCCATCTTGAAGTGCTTGCTGGACAGGTCCCACAACAGGTTAATGCCGCCAAACTGGGGCTGAGCAATGAACCCCATCGGCTTGTCCGGGATGACCGTGCCATCAGGTTTCTCGTCCTTGCCCAGCTCGTAAGTCGCCCCCTTGCGAAACGCCCTGATGTCGAGGTCCGAATCGACCAGATCACGAAGTGTCACCGCCCTATCCATCGGGTCACCACGACGGCCCAACCGGACTTCAAGCGCCTCCTTGATGTCGTTCTGGGTGGTCAGCTGTGGTATGCGGGTATGGTATACGCGAGTTCGACCCATCAGGCACTCTCCAGACCGGACTGAGCCATGACGGCCCGGTGAACGTGGTTGTCGTCCGGCACCTTGACCCTCAACTTCCAGTGCGTGCCAAACATGCAGGGGAGCCGGTGGATATAAGCGTCGCCGACTTCAAACTCGAACGTCTGGTCGTCCTGGCCCGGGGAGCTGGCGATCACTTCGACCGGAACCGGGTAGCTGTCCGCCTCAAGCCGCATGGCGGAAAAACTGACCGGCGTTGAATGGAACACCTTGGAGACCCACTCGGCGGAATCACTGTTGGAAGACAGGTCCACTGTACGAATCTGCCCGTTGCGAAACGCGAAATAGTGCCGGTTGTCCCGAACGCTGAACGTCACGCTCCTGAAGTCACCGGGCGAGTACCCCATCTTGTGTTCGACGAAGCCGCCGTCAGTTGTGAATGACATCCATCGACCGTCCGCAGTGGAGAACACATAGCGCCCTTCGACGGAAAACGCCGTGCAGCCCTCGTCGACCAGATCAGCGACACCGGCGCGGTCAATGAACGACGCCGAAACCAACTGCCCCTGGGCCTGGGACACCGCGATGATGCCGTCCGGTGACATATACATGGCCACACCATCGACATCCACAACGGATTCCGGTGATAAGCACGGGGCGTTGATCGGTAATTCCCGAGGAATGGCAGAGCCCGGGTCAGTGCCCTCCGCCCAATAAGGACGGCCAGACGTCAGCACAAGCAGCCCATTGTTCATCGGCAACAGCTTCACCGGACTGTATTTGAGCGGGAAGCTGTACTCCTCGGGCCAGGCGTGCGGCAACTTCAGCTCGGAAAACCGCAAATGGTGCTCCAGCATGCCGGCCGCAAATGACGACGCCACAAGACAAAGGCTGCGCATCGCTCTCGGCGCCGGGTTCCAGTCCTCACTGACAAGCTGCTCGCCTTCCTCGCCAACAGGCAACGAGTCGCTGTGGGCCTTCTCGGTGATGGGAATGTCGATCAAAAACTGCCAGGCGCTGGACGAACCATCGTAGGAAGCTCGGTAAACACGGCGTAAGCCACCAGTGTAGTTGCCGCCGTGAGGATGCTGGCTAGGGAATCGCAAAGCCACCGAAAAATCCACGTCGTAGAACACGGTTACCGGATCAGACGGCGGGCTGGGCGGCCCTTCATGGCCGTACTTGTCGACAAATGCGTAGATGTAGGCCACGTCCACCTCGTCGGCGTCGCCGCCCTCATCCTCGGCCGTATCGTCACCGGAGCCGTCGCCGCCATCTCCAGAGCCGTCACCGGAACCATCACCGCCGGAGTCACCGCCGCCTTCATCGCCGCCACCGCTGGCGGACGTGCTGGCCGCCGAACTGGTAACGTCCGCACGGGGCGCATCGTCCGGCGGCTCAACACCCAAGCGATAGCTGATCGGATTGATGTTGAGCTGGCCAGGCGAATAGTTGTCGGTCGTGGAAAACGACGGGCCGCTGCCCGACATGAAATAGACGCGCCCCCATTTGTCCGTCACCTCAAGCGGGGATGGAAACGCCTCGGACCCTTCGGGCTCGGAAAGCCCCAGCCGAGTACCGTCCTCGAACAACTTGGCAACCGACCTGATGCCCGTGCCGCTCGTCTTGCTGTACGGGTAGTCGGGCGCATCCTTCAGCTTGAAGCTACCGGGCGACAGTACGCCCTTGTCAAAGCGGACGTTGCACGCATAAGAGCCGAACTTGTCGGATAGCGCAAGGTCCTTGACCAGAGGAACCATGCCCCCAAAACTGTTGATCTCAAGCCGCATAGTTCACCTGTCCGTACCAGGGGGCGTTGTAGTCGTCGGCCGCGTAACGCAGGTTCTGGGCCACCCGGCGCATCCAGCCCTTGCCGTAGCGGCCAAAGGTGCTGATCTTCGTGAAAAACATGATCCGCTCGGCGTTGAACAGCTTGAGCGTGTCGTCCACGCCCCGCTCCTGCACCGCCTGGCGAGTTGCCGGGCCAAAGCTGCCGTCGTCGGCCACATCGACGCCGCGCTGGAGCATCCGAATGGCATTGCCGGTGCCGTGATTGATGGCGGCGTCCATCAGCTGATAGCCAATGGCCGTGTGGAGCTTGTCCGCGCCGATGCGGTCCCAGAAGTCACGGCGGTAGAGAAACTTCGCACGGTCCTTCGACAGCCCCCGAATATCCTCGTCCGGGTAACTCATGGCACTGATCCCGTAGCGGGTGCCCTTGAGCTGGCCCTGGCCCACTACCCCGGTGGTCCAGTTGCCCCGGTCCTCGCGGTCGTTCTGGAAGCCGCCTTCGTTGCCCAGCAGGCGCTCAAACACGTCGTCGAAACTCATTGGTAGCCTCCCGGCAGCTTGCTGTAGAACACCCTTTCCGCCGTCTCCATCAACCGGCCGCCGCTGTACGCGCAGATCGACACGAACACGATGGGCCGGACGAACTCCGGCAGCTTGTCGGTCAAGAAGGGGTAGGTCTGCGACGCCAGATAGCCCGCAAGAACGGCTGCCATAATTTCTCCGACCACCCACAAAAGCGAAGCCGGATGGCCATTTGTAATCCGATGGATGATGGATACGATGCCGCTGACGGCGCTCACCACCATCACGGCGATGAACGAAAAGATGTCCGGCGGGATTCGGTTCGGCATACGAAATCCTGGCTGCATTGATGAGTGATACTCAATGCGTATATTTTACCTTACAAGACGCCGCCGTGCGACCATCCGCCCTTGCCAAACAGGTGCGTGGCCCAGTAGAAACGCCGAGCGTCGCCGTAGCTGGCATTGTCGGCCAGCATCAGAGCACGGAGGGCGCTGTCGGCGAACTCCTTGGAAACGGTCTGCCAGAGGTGAGAATACAAATAGTCATGGACGGCCGACGCCCGGGCCGCCTCGTGGAAACCCGGCGAGTAGAACATCCGGGCGACCTTGGGCACACTCGACTGGTCGTAAATGTAGCCCGTGGGCACCTCGTACCACTCCCCGTCGATCTCCACGGCCAGCGGGGCCAACAGCATGTACTTCCGGCTGCTTTTCTCCAGCCACGGGGCATCCGTGTCCCGCGGCACCCAGCGCGTATCAAGTTCGGTGAGGAAGCGTGCCTGCATTAAACGGCTCCGGTAGATTCATGGAAGAAACCAGGCTATTATTGTAGCTACAATGAAGCTACGAAGGAGGTCGTCATGGCTGCTAAAGACGTCGTAAGGGCAAGAATTGACTCTGAAACCAAAGAGCGCGCCACGGCTGCCCTGGAATCAATGGGCCTTTCTGTTTCAGACGCCATAAGGCTGCTCATGCTGCGCATAGCAGATGAACAGCGGCTGCCTTTTGCCGTGCAAGTGCCCAACCAAACAACCGCTAAAGCGCTCGAAGACATGGATTCGGGCAACACCAAACAGTTTCGCAGCGCCGACGCCTTGTTTGATGATTTGGACATCTGATGCTCTCTCCAGTACGTACAAGTCAATTCAAGCGCGACGTAAAACGAGTGAAAAAGCGCGATAAGGATATGGGGAAACTACGCACGCTGCTATCTCTGTTGATAGAGGAACGTCCACTCCCCGACCATTACCAGGACCACTCACTTAGAGGCAACTGGGCTGGTTATCGTGACGCGCATATCGAGCCGGACTGGCTTTTGTTATACCGCGTAGTCGACGACCAGCTCCAGTTGGCACGTACCGGGAGCCACGCTGATTTATTCGAGAGCTGATAGTCCGGTACAAATGCCCTCAGCGGGCAGCTTCAGCCCCCGGCGAGCGGCCAGGGCCAGCAGCGCCGAGCGCAGCATCGGACTGGGGTCCTGGCAGTATTGCGCCCGCCACTCACCCAGATCACCGAACTGGTAGCCGTCGTCCAGCGGCGTTTCAATCGAGGAGCAACCGGCCAATAACAGCGAGGCGAATAAAAATGGACACAGTTTAGACAGCAAGCACTTCATCTGCCCGGCCCTTGGCAATCAGCCCGTTGGTTTCCAGCATATTGACGCCCTCCACAATGTCCGGGTCGGTAAGCCGAACACTTGAGGCCAGCGTCAGCAGCTCCCAGAAGTCCAGAAGGTCCTGATTGCTGCCATTGTCACGCTCGGCACGAATATCGGCCCGCTCCTGATCGGTGAACCGGCGCATGAACGTCAGCCGCGTGGTGGCCGTCACGGGCGGATAGTCGCTGGGCAGCACATCGAAAGCGTAGGACCGAATTTCCTTCTCGTTCTCCAGCTCGGCCAGGTAATCCTCGGCCCGGTTGCTGGCCCGGCGAACCGCCTCACGTTCCCGGAGCACATCAGCCTCCGACTCACCGTCCGCGCCGATGGAATCACGTTCCCTGGCCCGCTGGATGCGCCACTCCAGCTCCTCGATGCGCTCGGTCGCTTCTCGCTTGACGCGGAACACAGCCGACTCAAGTGCTGGCAACAGATTGGCGATGATCTTCGGCGAGTATTCCTCGACCGTAAGGCCAGGCAAAGCCGGAACGACCTGCTCGCCCTTGCCGGGAGAATAGGAGTCCCTAACAAGCGCCTCGGGCTGTGATTTTCTGATTAACAGATTCATAAAGCCACCGTTACTTGCAGTAAAACTGGAGGATGGAAAAGCCATACTGTTCGTTCACCGTCCCTCTTGTTGTTCTCAGGCGCCAAAACTTCTTCCTACCGACCCCAGTTTCCATAGTACGGCTAAACAGGCTTGAAGATGAACCAAGAGTAATAGCTGCCGCTTCTTCCCATTCGCCATCGACAGAATCAGCACCCTCGATAACAACCCCGTCCGGGTTATCAAGGTTCACGTTAGTGTTGCGAAACTCTACCTTGTAACACCAAACTGGATTATCAAACTCCCAACCGACCCAGGCTCCGTTTGTCGCAAGCCCCCTTTGGGCCCAAGTATTTGACGCGTTCCTGTCAAAGGCTCTAAACGCATGATTGCTAGAGTGCTGGCCTGAGAATATGACTCTGGGATCATCCTCAGTTATTTCAGGAACTTTGATAGGAGAAGTGTTGTCGAGCGCTGTTACAGCAGCGCTGCTGGATAATACCGCCTCCATCAAGCCACTGTTGGAGGCAACCATATCCATAGCTTCTTGACTATTGGAGGCCGCTTCCATAGCAGACGAATCTTTGGTTATAGCCGAAAGATCGCTATATGAAGTGGGGTCAAGCCCTGATTGCCCAGCAATGTATTTGCCAGCAGCCATTTTGCTGGAAGCGATAGCAGCCGTGGCCACCGGACTTGCCTCTAACAGGTCCAACACGGAAGGATTGGAAGCAAACGTGTTCATAGCCGTAGAATCAGACGCCAAAACGCCCATAGCCACGTCGCTGGAAGAGATAGCTTCAACAGCTACGGTGACATCCGAGGCTCTTTCTACCAAACCACTATCTGCCACCCAAAGGTCCATAGCCTTCTTGTTATCTGCAAAATCGCCCATAGCTACTGGGCTTGAAAAGACAGCTTTAGTGGCAACTCCTACCTGAAATATCATCCCTAGATCATCCGGGGAACTTAAAACAGCCCTCCACCCTCGGGAGTAGATGCTGTCCTGTAAATAGTCGTCGAGCAGGCTTGCATCTTTTTCGCCATCAAGGCCCAGTATGAAGTTCCTGACTATGTTCTTGGCTTGGCCACTACGTAGATCGTCCATTTGTGTCTGTAGGGTAGAAACCTTACCGTCCAGTTTGCCAATGCCGGCTATTTCAATAGCACCCATATCAATTCCACCCCGTTGAAGTTAGCGACCCTTCTTCGTCATAGTTAAGCGTTTGCGTACCCACGGTTGTCCAGGAACTCCCGGCATCGGCGCTTTTCTCAAACAGCACGGACTCCAAGCTTCCCTCACCGTCGTAAGAAAGCGTCTGCTTGACCCGTGAATCACCGCAAGAATAAACAGCCGTTTCCAGATTACCGTTGCCGTCATAACTCAGAGTCACGGGCCAGTCAGAAGTGCCAATAGGCGTAGGCTTGGCGTCTTCCACCAGCCGCTCAATCGTCCCGGCCGTCACCCGGGCCTCGACCGGCTCACCAACCACATGGTCAACGGCCGCCTGCTCCACGCCGCGTTCCACGGTGCAAACGTGGACCGTCGGCTGGCTTTCGGCGGTGACCGCCGTGACTTTCACGACCTCGTGGTCCTCGCCGTAGCGCCGGGAATCCTTGTAGACCGTCAACAGGAAATAGTCGCCGTCGGCAAGCGTGGCCGGCAGTCCTACCGGGTCAGCCACCCGGACCGTGGTGTCCTCGGCCGCGATGGGAGCGTCAAGCGCCCCGCGAGCATTGTTGAAAAAGAGCTGTGCCATTACATATCCACCACAACGATCATGAAATCGACTTCCTTCTCGCGGGAGTCGGTATAAATCAGCGGCGAGAACTTGTAGCTCTGGCCGCTTTTACCACCGCGAATCCATAGCTTGACCTGGGTGTCGCTATACCCCGTGCTGACCAGCTCGATGCCGTCCGGCGCTTCCACCTTGACGTCCTGAACCCGGTCGCCCGGCGCGAGCCAATCGGACAGGTCGATGTCGTAGTCCAGGTAGTCACGGGGCTGTTTGCGAAACGTCTTCATGTCACGCGGTACTCCCGGTTGGACGCCGGCAGAGCCAAGTGGCGCATGCTCGGCGGCAGTTCAATGGTGCGGCGGACGGGCGCGTCGCCGTCGATGTTGATGCGATAGATAAACCGCGACGTGCAGGCAACGCCGGGTTCCGGGTCAGCAACGCCAATCACAAAACGCAGGCCGTTACCGATGGTCTCCGCCTGCGCCTCAATGGCCCCCGTCATCAGGCGGCCGCGATAGCCGTGAGCCACAATGTCCACCGCTGCGATGGCATGAACGCCCGCTCGGGCGTAGGACATGACCCAGTTGTCGCCCCGCGTCTCGGCCTTCGCCCTGACATCGGCACCCATGAACCGCTCGACGTGAGCCTCGATGCCGGAGGCCGCAACGCCCTCGACAGGACCATGCACGCAACGGTTGGCCACGCCGTCGGCTGTCGTTGCGGCTTCGCTCTCGCTTGCACCGTTGCGGAACCGGTTGACCCAGACGTCGAACTCAACCCCGGCAAGGGCCTCGGAAGCACCGAACATGAACGCCTCGGCGTAGCGGCCGGCGTCAATATCGGCTTGCGCCTCGGCAGCCTCGGGGACCCCCGGCCGAATGACGTTCGCCGTCTCGGTACAGTCGGCCCGGGCCTCAGTGCCACCGGCAACCCGCCGCTCGGCATAGGGCACCGCGTCGCTTGATGCCAACGCCGTCACGTCCTGCTTGTCACCCCACCGACTGCGCGTCATCTCTGCGGCAGTCTCGGCAACCGCTGTGGCTACCCCATCTGACGCCACCCGCCAGCGGTAATGACGCCACTCCGCTTCGACCGTCGCTGATGCGGCTGCCTTACCCTCTCCCCATTGCCAAAGGTTGACGTCAACGTCTGTCCAGGTGTCAGCCTCCGCATGGCTGGAACCGCGCACGCCCCGGACCCAATAGGTCTCCGCACTGCCCCAAAGCGCCTCGGCTTTCATTGGTTCAGAGCGTAGCCGGCGAGCTACGTACGCCTGGTCAACAGTTGTTGCATCGGCTGCGGCCAAACCGCTGTTGTAGCTGTACCGCTCACCGTCACGCTCGATGGTCGGGGCCAGACGCGCCTCGGCAGTGCCCAGCGCCCCGCCGATAATGATGCGTAGACGGTCGGGCTTTGAGACGCCCTCTGCGACCGCTGCGGTGCTGCCACGAAAATCGTGGTAAATGTTGACCTTGAGGTTCTCGGCCGTGATCGTGGAACCGATCTCAAGACGGCCCCGGCCGATAGTCGCGTTGGGTATAGCGCGAGTGTAGGAACGCCCCACCACTGTACTGCGGGCGTACTGCTGCTTGACGTGCAGCCGATCAACCGCAGATTCGGCAAGCCAGGTTCGGGCCTGTCCCGGCAGCTTGCGGCCATCGACCCTTGCGTGGCGACGTGTCAGCAGTTCATCCGCAACCGCTTCTGCATAAGCCGACGTCGTACCCACAAACTGCTGGGCCCGCTCGCCACGCCCGGTGGTGTTTGCCTCGGCCCGAGCCCGGGCAGAAACGTAGACCAGCCCTACTATTCTGGCTGTCGTAGCAGCCTCGCCACTCGCCACGCCGTCGACCGGCGCATAGCGGGTGGCAACAATATCGGTCTCGGCACCGGCTTCCGACGTGCCGGCCAAAAACGCCCGCTTGTAGCCGGCGTTATCAATCTCTGCATGCGCTAACGCATCGCCCCGGGCGTCGGAATACACCCGGTTGACGACCGGCTCTGCCGTCGCGGACGCCTCGGCACGCGCCCATCCCCACGCCCACGAATGACGCGGGGGATAGGTCGTACCGTTAAGCAGCTGTCCGTCAAGCAAGGCCGACATGAGTTACCCTTACCGCAGGATGACCTGGAGCCCGCCGATGTCGACGGAAAGCACGTCGTTGATCTCCAGCGTCTTGGAGACGGTGAACTCGCCGTGGTACAGCAGGTTGCCGTCGGTCTGGGCGTCATAGAGTGCATAGTGGGTAATGGTCACCGAGCCGTCGGCAATCGGCGGGAACTGCAACACCTTGGCGTTGCTCACCGCGTAGCCCTCGCCGGACGTGGCCGGAGACGACCAGCCGGCGCTGATCGAATCGCCCTTGGCCGTGTCCTGACGGACATAGGCCGAGTCGGTCACCTCGTTGCCGGTCGCGGCGTCGGTAGGGTCCGACGTATAGAGCGCCAGGTAGATGGTCGCCGGCGTGGGCAGACTCTGCCCTCGCAGCGTGTGGTCCAGGATGCCTTCTTCAAGGTAGTCGGAAAAAGCTGCCATATAGCCCCCGAATGAATGGTATTATCTCAGCGTATATTGTACGCCACAAAAGGCCGGGGGTGATAGCCTCCGGCCTTCTTTTTGCTGCCTACTTGAACAGCGCCGGGAACTGGTTGGCCACCGGCGTCATCTTCCTGACCTTGTTGAGCATCTTGTCGTTGGAGTAGCCCTCGGCGCCCCAGTCCAGCAGCATCTCGGCCTTGCCGGCCACCGGAGAGAACGAGCCGATGGGTGAATTGCCCCACTGCGACTGCTCGCGCATCGAGAGCAGCACTTCCAGCGGCCCAAAGCCCCCGGCGCGGGAGAACAGGTACTTGGCGTACTCTGTCGGGCCGCCGTAGTCTTCGATGTCCTTGCCCGGCCGCCCGGTGGTGATCGGCCGCATCCACTCCCTGATTTCGGTGCCCACCATCGCCAGCGGGATCGTCGCCGCAGCAAACGCCAGCGCCGGCGCCGCAGCCAGAAACGCTCGCTGCTCGGCGGGCAGCCCTTCGCTCCGGGCCCACTGGCGTTTGCCCTGGCGCCACATGCCGCCGATGATGCCCTCGCCGTAGGCGTACATATAGCGTTTGATCATCCAGAACGCCTTGAAGTACGGATTATTGAACCATCCCGGGTTCTGGAACTTGCTCGGCTCCGAGCTACCCTCACGTACAAACTGCGAAATAGCCGCCTCCACTCGCCCCGCCGTATGGTTAGTTGCCGAATCCGCCCCGGCGGTCCAGGACGGACGCCCCTGCCGGTCCCAGGCCCGCACTTCCTCCGCCGTTACGCCCAGCTGCGACAGTGCCTGGGTGTCACCGATCTCGGCGCTCTTGAGCAAGTACCGCATGCCGAAGGACACGCCCAGCGCCCGCACGGTGTTGGTCACCACCTGCTGGCCATTGTACTTGAAGAACGTCGTACCGATTTTGTTCAACGTCGACGACTCGTAGTTGTCGCCCATCGTCTGCCACATGATCCGCTCGCTGGCATCGCTCATCACCACGCCCATGTCCTTTGCCATCCGCCAAGCATCAGGCAAACCGCGCACGCCTTCCATCAGACCCACGCGACCGTGCGCCCGGGCATAGGGCAGCCCACCTTCAGCGAACGATGCCAGACCGGAAAAGCCAAGGATCGTGAAGCTCGTCCATGCGGTGACCCAATCGTTGACGTTGCGTATATCACGCGGCATCGACGATGTAGTGCGGCCCAATACGCCATCAAGTAGCTTGTTGATCCTGTCAGTGGCTTCAGGACCGTGATTCTGCTCCACTTCGTCCATCATGCGGTGGAACTCGCCGTTGGGGTCGTAATACAACCCCTCCTCGTTGACCAGCCCCTGCCGCTCGGCAAAGTTGCCCTGCGGGTCCTCAAAGCCGGCGAGCCGCGAGTTCTCCTCGGCGGGGTTATTGACTCGGCGCGTGTGGCCGCCGAAGTTGGCCTCCCACGCGGTCCGCTTGGCCAGGCCGTCGATGAAGTGGTACATAACCGCATCGGACCGGTCGTTGAGGAACCCTTCCTCGCGCAGACGCCGGGCGCCCAGCCGCTCCATCATCCTGCGGCTGGTATCGTGGTACGACACCGGCATCCCAGGCGCAACAGCAAACTCCGAGTTCCCCTGGCTGTCGAGCAGCATCTCGGTCCGTTTGTTCAACTCCTTGTCGGACGCCTCGGGGAACGCTTCCCGGATCAGTTCGCCGAACCGGGCGCGGTCCTTATCCACCGCCATGTGGTTCAGGGCGACCGGCGGGCGGTTCTCGTCGATGGCCACCGACCGCAGGCCCTCGTTGCGAGCATCCTGGCCAAAGGCGTTGACCATCTTGGCAATCTCAGCACCACCCCGAGTGTGAATCCGACCGTCCTCGAAGTCCTGGATCGCCTTGCGCACCGCCGCCTGCTTCTCCTTGCCCTTTTTGAGCCCCTTGATGCCGGCGGCGTCATAAATCCGCTGGAAGCTGCGTTCCATCTGCCCGGCCCAACGGTTGCGCAGCGCGTTCGACTTATTGTCAAAATCCTGCTCGCCAATAGAAGACCGATCTGTCGCGGAGCGGGTGTAGAGCCGCTTGGCCAGTTCGGGATGAAACGATTCGATCTGCGCAATAGCCGTGCGAACCAGCTTGCCCGAGGCCCGGGTCAGCGAGTTGGATGTCAGGGTGTGACTGCCACGCTTTATCTGCTGATTCAGCCGGTTGAGCTTCATCACGTTCTCGCCCGGCGTGCCCTTGTAATGCTCCACGGCAAAGTCATCGGTGCGCTCGCCGAGACGCTGTCGCTGGCCTTCGGCGCGGGCCTCCTGCAACCCCTGATTGATCCGCTGGCTGCGGCGCATCACATCGCCAATGATGGCGTCGTGGGCTTCCTTGCGCATGGAGCCGCTCTCCAGCCCCTTTCGCGCATCGACGGCACGCTGCTGAAGGTCGGCCAGCTGAGCCTGGGCATCACGACGCGCCTCGGCGTAGTTGCCCTTGATGGCACTGGCGCGGCGCCCCTTGGTGTCCTCGTTACCCTTGGTAATCTGCCCTTCACGGATGGCGTTGACGAACGACGCAAAGCTCTCGGAACGATTGAATCGCGGCACCAGTGACTGAACCCGCTCCCAGAGGCCGCGCAGCAGGTTGGCCATGTGTTCAAATGCCGACGGCTTGGTTTTGCCACCTTCGACACCACGTTCCGCGAGATTCAGCGACCGCTCAATGGCGTGGTTCGCGGTCTGGTCGGCAAACCACTCCTTGAACACCGTCGCGTTGCCGCTGGCCTCGGGGTCCAGGCCGGTCGCCTCCTGAAACGCGCCATAGACCTGATCGCGCATGGCCGGCGTGTTCGCCAGCGACTGCGCATAGTCGTCAAAAACCAGGTGGCCAAGCTCGTGGCCCAGCTGGTGATGCCAGCGGATGTTGGCGTTGACGTTGGAGCGCATCGGCTGGGCCGGCAGCGACACCACGACAAAATCCCCGGCGGGCATGTACATCGGGTTGTGCCCGGCCCGGCCGGTAGCCAACGAGTCCGTGGCCCGCTTCGCGTTTTCCTCGTCGAGGAGCCCGCGCTTCGTGAGAATGTCACCGATCTGCGAGGCGTCCTTGCCCACGGTGACCATCACCGGGCGGCCGGTGGACCGGAAGTCGTTGACCACCTGGGAGACGAACGACTCCACCTCGCTGCTGTACTTGGCGCCCTCGACGTGGAAATCACCGTCGCCGAAGGTCCGGTGGAGCGTTTCCAGCCGGTCGGTCTTCGCCGCCGACGTGCCGTGGCCCTGCGCCTTGATGGCGTTCTGCTTGTCGATGAACGCCTGCTTGTTGGTCTGGACCCGCTGGTCGCGGGGCATCAGCGGCGCATTGGCGCCCGGCCCCCTGGGGCCCGTCCTGTCGTGGTAAAGCGACAGCAGTTTTGCGTGCGGATCGAGGCCGGGAGCAAGCCGCTTGACCTCGCCACCGCTATCAAAGAACTGCTCGATCTGTTTGGCCAGGTCGGTCGAGCGGCGACGAGCCCTGGCCAGCGACCCAAGCGCCTCGTTGGCCGGATCGGTCTCGTAGGGATCGTTGCGATCCTCGGCTTCTTCGTCGGGAACCTGTCGGCCCTCGTAGCTGCCGTCCTCGTTCCTGACCGCGTACATCTGGTTGCCGGCACTGTCGGCCGTATCGCCACGGGGCGCTTCTTCCTCGGGGCGGCCGCCATCGTCGCCCTCCTGGGCCATGCCGTCCGTCTTTTCGGCCAGGTCCTCCGCCTCGGCAAACGCATCGTCGTAGGAGTCGCCCTCGTCCATGAGCTGCCGGGCGATGTTCGACACCTTCGGGTCGTTCTCGGATTCCAGGCGGCCGGTCTCATCCAGCATGCGTGAATAGGCGATGGCCGCATGGCGGTCCCGGCTGTAGCCGTCCATCAGGGTGCCGAACGCCACCTCGCCGTTGAGGTCCTCGTCGATGCTCAACCCCAGCCGACGCGCCTCGGCGTCCTGGAGCTTGAACGATCGGGCAATGCTGCGGTTCTGATCCACCGTCGCGGTGTCGAGCGGTTCCGTCTGCCGGGACACCTCGGTTTCGGGCAGGTTATTGAGCAGCGACTCGGCGTCCGCCAGCTTTTGCTTGACCTGCGAAATGCGTTTGCGGACCCGGCCAAGCGTTGCCAGCGACGAGGCGTTTTCCGCCCAGCCGTCGGCCATCTCGACGCTCGCCTGAGCCAGCTGAAACGGGTTCAGCTCAAGCGTGTTGCTGGGCCCCTGCAACCGATCATGCTCGTCGCGCAGCCGGTCGACGCGGGACTGCTGAAGCTCGCGCATCTGCCGCTGCGTCTCCGGCTGAAGCTCGGCGACGGTCTCGACCACCTGCCGCGTGTCCATGCCATCGCCCACGTCGTTGCGCATGCCGTTGATGTTGTTGAGCGCGTCATTCAGCGACATCAGGGTAGCCAGCTGCTGCTCGGCATCCAGCCCCTTCAACCCGCGAGTGATGCGCGACGTCAACGCACCCAGCGCCTTGCGGCGGGCCGTCTGGCGATCCGCATTGCGCTCCAGTTCGTTGCCGATACGGGCAGCTTCCCGCTGGTTGCTCACCTGCTCGTAGTGCGCCCGCTGGGCTTCGCCGAAGGTCACCGGGCCGCTGTCGCCCTCGTGGATAATCACGTTGGGCGGGACGAAATAGTCGCTGCGCAGCGACTGGATAAACGGCGACCGCTCATTGCCCGGGAGACTTTGCCAGGAGTGCGGGCCGTCGACCATGCGGCTCAGGTTGGCCAACAGGTTGCGGTACGCCTGGGCCGGTGTGGCCGGCGCCGTCTCGCCGCTCTGGGCGTATTCGGCCAGACCCACCATGTCGAACACGCGATGAGCTTCCTTGCCATCGGAAGACCGCACAGTCAGGTCAGCCAGGTTCTGCGGGTTGCCGTTCTCATCGGCCAGCCGTTTGGTACGCGCCTTGGAACGCACCGCCTGATCCGACGCCCGGCCGGACTCGACCTTCTCGGTAGACGCGCCTACGGACTCCAGGGTGCCGGTCCTGTCACGGCGATAGCGCATGGCGTTGAGCAGCCCGCCAAAGAACCTGGCATCTGACATTTCCTGCTCGCCACGAGTTGTCGGCCCCTGATCGGAGACGCCGGAGCCGCTGGCCGTTTTCACCTCCGGCTGGCGATCAATCGGGCCGGTGCGCGAGTGCTGCGCCGGCTGCATCATGTCGAGCTGGTCCGACAGCCCGCTGATCAGCTGCTCGGGAGACTCGATGGCCGAGTTGGTCATGGTCTCCACCGCTTCGTCGCGGGCCGACGGGTCGGTAATGTCGGCGGCATCCAGCATGGAATTGATCATGCTGCGGCCATCCAGCGCCGACACATCGGCCGCCGCCAGAGCGTCGCCGGCTACCTCGCCGTGGGACCCCTGGCTAATCGCCGTCTGAAGCCCGGGGCCGGACGTTTCGCCGGTCAGCTCCGAGTAGATGGCCCCGGCCGCCGCGCCGCGAAGAACGCGACGGTCCCGGGCCGGGTCTTCCACCTCGGTGGTGCCTTCGCGCTGAATCTGCTCGGAGTTCACGATGGCCCGAGCGGCCTGTGCCCCCATACCGAGCCCTTCGAGGCCTTTGGCACGTTCCTCCTGCTCGGCGGTCAGCTCCCGGTTCGCCGGCTCAACAACTCGACGATCCTGCTCCTCGATCTGCTCGGCTTCCCGACGCTGCCGGTTCGCTTCGGCCAGGGTATCCGTCGACCCGGCGTCCGCACCGGGCCTACTATCACTGGTCGCTGCCCCCAGCAGCCCACCGCGAAGCTGCTCGCCCTGCTCAAAGCGGACCTTCGGGCTGCCGAACTTGCCATCGTGGCGGACCCGGGCGGTCTGCATCAGCTCGGCCAGCTCGGATTCGTCCATCTTCGCCAGCCGCTGGCGGATTTCCTTCTGGCTCGGGATCAGGCCGCGAGCGGCCGACTGGTATTCGCCGCGATTCCTGATGCGGCCCTCGTCCCGCATCTGCTCGATCTGCTTGACCTCGGGGACCAGGCCCTCAAGGAAACGCAGGTTGCTGGGCAGCGGGGCAGCCTTGTCGTTCGAGTCCTTGCCGCGCTTCCAGTTGCCCAATTTTTGAGCGATGGCCGAAACGGCCTTGTGGCGGGCCCGGCCGGCAGTCTCCGACGTGCCGTCGGTCTCGAACCCGGCCGCCTTTTTCGGCAGCTCCTTCATGCCCATCGCCCGGGCGACCTTCTTGAGCTGCTGCATGTCGAGGTCGGACAGCTCACGGCCGTCGAGCGCCGACTTCAGCCGGGTGTTGGGATCATCGGCCAACGGCTCGTTGAGCTTGCTTTGCAGGTCCCGGCGCAGCACCTCCTCGCTGACCCGATCCTGTTGCTCAATGTACAGCGACGGGTCCACGCCCTGCCGGGACGCTTCGTCGATCAGCGGGCGGTTGTCGCGCTGCGGGACATCCGACGTGTTATCCAGATCAAGGCGCGTGGGTTGCGGACGGCCCGGCGACGGTGCGTCGGTTGCAACGGGTGCCTGCTGCCGGGGCTGCTGCTGCACGTCGGCATTGCGAGCCGCATCGACCTCGGCCTGGTATTGAGCAGCGCGTTCCGATTGAGCCTGCACCGGGTCAACGGCATCTGCATCCCGGCCTTCGGCGCGAGCCTTGCTGACGGCTTCGTCGGCCAGCTTGCCGGTCGTGACGTAGTCCTTTACCGGGTCACCGTCTTCGTTGCGCTCGCGCACCACCGTCAGCGGGTCATCCTCGGTAGCATTATTCAGCGCATCGGCCTTGCTCTGGCCATACTCAAGATTGGCCGCCTGATCCGCGTCGGAAGCCGAAGTCGGCGCGTTGCGGGCCGCCTCACGGGACAGCGAGATGTTGATGCCGCCGTCATCGGTGCGCCGGTAGTAGGCGTCGTTGCCGAACTCCTCAAAGAGCTTGCGGATGGTAACGCCGTCGTTGACGTTCTTCGGCGCGATGTACCTGGCCTTGTCCGGCGTCTCGCGCATCTGCGCGGCAATGCTGGACGGCGGCTCGGGGTCTGTGCCCCCGCTCTTGGCTACAAGGTCGTCCACCGTTTCGCTTTCGACCGCCTGCCGGTTGCGCCCGGGCACGGGGTCCGGTCCCGGGCTGGTTGCCGACTGCCGATCGGGCATCGGGTTTCGTTCCGGGCCAGGCTGTTCCGGTGCCGCGTCAGCCTCCGGCTCGGGCGCCTCGGCGGGGGCCTCCTCCTCCGAAGGTTCCATACCGCTGGCCGAGCGATCCGCGCCCTGAAGCAAGCCGCCGATGTTGCCCACGCCGGCGACGGCACCGCCAAAACCACCGCCAACGGTTGCGCCGGTGATCGTGCCCTCAAGCAACCGCTCCGGGTCCAGCTCGTAGCGACCCTCGGTCGCATCGATCTTGTTCAGCTCACCGATCAGCGACTGGGTAAATTCGGTCAGCCCTTCGCGGCTGGCACCGTGGCCAACGGATTCCGCCGTGGACGCGAAGTATTTGGCGATGGAATCAATGTCTTCGCCGGCCCCGAACTTCCTGCCGACATCACCCAGAATGCTTTTGGCTGCGGTGTATTCAAGGCCGGTCTGAAGCGCACCGATCACGAAAGCCCGACCCGGAGCATCGACGCCTGCGGCCTCCTGATCAAGGACGGTGCCGCCGGTCTGCTGCACGTACATCGAGGCGCCGCCGCCAAGTTTGGCGGCTGCCCTGGTGGAAATAGCCGACGCCTGGCTCACTGCCTCGGAGCCGGCCGTGCGCCGCATAAGCGCTTTGCCGATACCGGCCCTGAGAGCCCTGGTGCCAATGGATGCGGGTACTGACGCGCCGGCAGTGCCAAGAGCGGCCGCGGCATCCAGAGCCAGACCCGGGGTCTCGGCAACGCCACGTTCCATTGCATAGGTGCCCAGGTCTGCAAGGCCGTCGACGTCGTCCCATGACTCTACGGTGGCCGGATTGCGGATGGCGTCCAGCATCGCGGCGTCAACGCCTTCGCGCCCTTTTTCGCTCAGCGTGTCGATGCCGGTGACATCGCCAAACGCCTGCATGAACGCATTGCCGGACGCTCGTAGCTGGGCCACACCGCGATCAAACGCTCGGGAGCCCGTGCCGTCCTTGTGGCCCAGGTACTCAAAGCTCTGGTTGCGAAGCCTGTCGTCAAACTCGCCGCTGAACAGCCGCTCGATGTTGCGTTCCCGGTTGGCCTGCACCGACTGCTTGAGCGACTCGATCTCGGGTGACGCCTCACGCCCGAGCATATCGTCTACAACGCCAAGCCCCACAGCGGCGTCCTGCTCGGGGCCGCTCCATTTGGTCCGCGAGCCCATACCCTGCCGGAGCATGGTGTTGCCCAGGTTGCGGCCCTCATCGTCGTAGACCGATCGAATGGTGCGGCCGTAGGTCTCCCCTTCTTCGTCACCGAGCGTGTACCCTCGGTCAAGCGTCTGACGGGCCAGCTCGGTTGCCTGTACGCCGCCAACCTCGGCCCCGTGGCCCGGGGTATCTTCGGGAGTGTCAACGCCGGATACGCGGACGCGGCCAACATCCGGGTCCTCAAAGGTATCGCCGTCGATAACGTAGTCGGGAGTTTTCCTATCGGCCATAACAGCTCCGGGCATAAAAAAGGGCGGTGTCTGCCGCCCATTATACGCATAGCTGTTTGTTACTGCGAGCCCGTCAGTTCACCCCGAGGTTGCCCAGCGATGGAGGCACTGTGTTCGCTTGAGTGGGGATTTTACCCTGTTGAGCCGCTTTCAGGGCCTGGCCTTTTGCTCTATCGCCCGACATTCCGTCTTCCATGAGCTTCACAAAATAGTCGATGGCGCCGCCACGCTGGTCCGGCGGGACATCCTGGAAGCCCTCGTCGTTGACGAAGTTCGACGCCGCCACAACGGTTTTCGGGTTGCGGTTCTCAAGCAGGCCTTTCATGTATTCGCCGGCGTCGGCCGTTGACCCGGGGGCCATCGCCCGTTTCAAGGCAATGGATATAGAGGCGCGAAAGTAGTTCTTGTCCTGCCGGGAACCGACAGCACGGTTGGCAAACAACTTGTTGCGAGCCAGGAACGTCTTGATGGAATCCCTGGCCTGGGTCAACTGGCCTTGAAGCTCCTCTGCGTCGTAACCGTCTTCTGCCGCGTCTACCTGGTCCTGATAGGGCTCAAAAACGTCATCCATTACGTCCTGCTGAATATCGAACAGCCTGGAGTGATTCTCGGCATCGTCGACTCGGCTCTGCAACCTTTCAGAACCAGACTGCGCAGCCGGGCTGCCGGATAAACCAAACACGTTGTCAGTCGCTTGCGACAGGGAAAGATCGCTGTCTTTTCGGCTCTCCTGCCGGGCTTCAGCAGCCCTCCTGTTGATATTGGAAAGCGTCTGGACGGTACTCTGCCCTTGTTGCTGCTCGGCGTCCTTCAAGCGTTTGTCCACCCGGCTAAGATCGCTCTGGGGCATGTCAGCGTAGTCGCCAAACTGCTCGCGGTAATGCTGGATGCTGCCATCCACAGCCCGTTTTTGCTCCTTCAGCTCGTCGATTTTAGCTTGGCGGTCCTCTCGCTCGCCACCAGGGCCGTGGCCAGGGTAGGATTGCGACTCCAGCTGTTCAATCTCGCTCTGAAGCTCAGCAGACCTCACGTTCAAGGTTTCAATAGCAGGACGAGCGTCGGAAGCCTCGGATACAACGTCACGCTCCTGGTTGATCTTGCCGATGGTTTGAGCGTGCCGCTGGATTTGACCAGTAACCTGTCGGCCAACTTCTTCCTCAGCGCTGTTATAGTCAGCAACCATCGCCTGCATGTCTTCCATGTTCTCGGCCGAAGACATGACGGTCATGGCCTCGTCAGCCGAGATTCGGACCGGGTCCGGGGCAGAGTCCGAGTCCTCACTCGCCCGGGGCTGTAGGACAAAAGAGTTGTTTTGGCTGTCATAGACGCCGTCGACAAACTTCGGCCCCTGCTCCCCGGTGGAATTGTTCACAAGCCCCAAAAACGAGCCCATCGTCTTGGGGTTATCATTCATGACCGACAGGTCACCGTCGGCACCCTCAATCACCTTGAAGATGTTGCCCCTGACGGCGTTAAATCTTTCCTGGTGTTCTTCTTGAGCGATCCTGAGATTCTCGGCGTTGGTAGCCTTAATGTCGGACTGCTCGGTAGACAGATCACGCCTGGCTTGAGAAGCAGCAGAAGTTGCCTTGGCGCCTTCCTTGGCCGTCTTGTTGACCTCGGTTGCATACCGCTGGTTGGCGTACTTGGCATCAGACTCCGCTTCGCTGATCTGGAAAGGTGCCGTAGCCCTCTCGACAAACGCCATCGTCTCCGCCTTATCAGCCTGGGCCTGCCTGGTACGACCAAGGCCCTCCTCCTGATCCATGCGGTAGTCGTAGGACTCACGAGCAAAGCGGTTATCCAGCCGGCGCCCTTCGTTGCGGAGACCGTAGCTCTCCTTCTTGAGGTCCCGCAGTTCCTGCTTCTGCTTGTAATCCTGCACCTTCATGAAGGTATTGGCGCCGGCATTAAGTGCTGTGGCTATGCTCATGTGTCCACCCTTTACCAGATCATTGCGGCGATGGTCGCCATAGTGCCGATGGTGCTCGCCGTCTGCTGTTTCTGCTGGGCATCATGCTGGTCCTTGGCCTGCTCATACTGCGTTTTACGAGCCGAGGCGTTCTGGGCCGATTCCGTCAAGCCACCCATCGCGCTGGACGAGATGTTGTTACCGATATTCAACATCGTGCCCTTGAGGTTGTAGTTACGCTGCTCGTCGAGCTGACGGCCGGTATTCTTCGCGGACAGCTGACCAAGGGTCGACTGACGCTGATTGGTGCGAGATTCCGACTGCCGCTGTTGGCCGGATATGGAAGTGCCGTAGCGTTGCCGCATACGTTCCAACGCTTCACGGCTACGGACCGACTGCTTTTTGGCGTCCTCGGCAGCTTGTTCGGCGGTCTTGTCCCCGAGCGTGCCGGCGAGCGCGTCCTCCTGCGGCGCAAAGTCTTCCATGTACCGCTCAAACTGCTCACGACTGACACGGGCGGCTTCGTTATTGGCCTTGTCCTCGGAGATATTGGTATTGAGGCGGTAGGAGCCATCGTCCTGATAGCCGGAAGGCTCGGGCTGTTTTTCATTCCCGAAGATAGGCCATCCGCCTTCGGGTTTGGACTGGCTTGACCGCTCCTTATAGTCCTTGACAGAGCTATAACGGTTCTTGTGCTCGACGCTCCTGTAAAGGTTCTGGTTAGGGCCGTTCGCCGCACGTTCTCGGCCTTCACGTTTATTCGCCATGCTGAACGCCTCCTAGAAGATACTCTCGGGAACTTTCTCGGCAGTCGTAACCCCGCCTTCCTGAGACCAGTATTTGCCGGTACCGCTGCCACCGGCACCGCCGGAGTACATGGACGCGCCGGCCCCGGCGACCTGTCCAATCGCCTGAGAGTAAGCCTGCTGCTTCCTGGCCTCGGCTTTGGCTTCAGACTGCATGCGTTGGATGCTCTGTTGGGCGCCGGTACGACCCAGTGCCGACAAAGACTGTTCAGTATCCGCCGCCAACTCGCGGCCTACGCCAAGCGCCCCGGCCATACGAGCGTCACGCTTCTGCTGCGCCTCACTGGTCGCTCTGACATTACTCTCGGCCACCGCTTGACCCAAACTGCCAGCCGCTTTTGACGTACCGCCGCCAAGTGCCGATAGCCTTAGCGCGTCAGTGCCCTCGCGCATGACAGCACTGGACGCCTGGGCGCGGCTACGATCCTCGAAGTTCTTCCGGGAATCGCTGAGGTACTCCTTCTCCAGCGGCGCGTACGTTTCCTTGTAATGGTCCCACTCGGCAGCGGACACCGCATGCTGGGCTTTTTCCGCCTTGGACATTTCCGGTTTGCTGGGACTGGAACCGCCCCCAAAAAGACCACCCATCAGCGAAGCTCCTTACGAAATACGAGGAGGCTCGGGCTATACCCGAGCTTCTTCAATTTGCGTTCCCAGGCCGGGCGGGTTGTGGCGAACTCCACGCGAGTACAGCCCTGCTCCATCGCCACAAAGTCCAACTCCGACACCACATCGGGCATGCTGTCCGGGATCCCGGGCTCCAGGTAAAGCATCCAGATGTACAGCGAGTGGGACCCGTCGAGCCCGGTAGAGGCCGCCGTAGCCATGAAGCCGCTGACGACTTCCCCGACCCGGATCAGCCTGACCTCGCACTCGCCCCGCAACGCCGCGGCGTAGACATCGCCGGCGCAGACATCATCGGACGGTGTCCGAACACCGACCGCCTGCACGCCCTCGTCCAGCAGCGCAAAGTGATCGCGCAACATCTCGCGGCGATCCACCAGCACGAAGTCGACCTCAGATGCCGCCATATGCCACCTTCCGATTGATCGCCTGGTTGCGCTGCTGACCAAAGCGCCGGCCGGCGGTCACGCCGTTCTGGTACATGCTGAACATATCGCTTGCCGCACGGCGGTTGGACCACTCGGCCGAGGGCATCATCAACAGGTAGCCTTCGGCCAGCGACTGGATGGTCTCAAGGAACGGCTCCAGCTCGTCGGCCAATACGGCTTCGCCCCGCTTGGGGGCCACCGCCATGTGCGCGACCAGCGCGTCCTGGACCACGGATTCCTTGGGCACGCAGTCCAGTTCCAGGACCCCGGCCGGCGTAATGTAGTAGCCGCTGGGCTCACCGTCCTCGACCGTGGCCTTCGTCGGCGAAATACCCAGCAACTGCTTGTCACCGAGCTTCACCCAGTAGGGGCGGACCACGCCGCACTCAGCCGGCACCGACAGCTCCACTTCGCGCAGCCCCTTGATGACCGGCTGGGATTCCGTGGTGACCCGCCAGGCGTGAGTGTCCGTACAAAACTGCCGAGCGGCCCGGGCGATCGCCTTCTCGGCGGTCATGTCCGGACAGCCCGGCGCAGCAAGCAGCACATCACCCAGCAGCTCATGGTTGAGGTCGATCACGTTCAGCCTCCCACGGTGCCGGCACGGTCACGAGTCACCCGGTGCGGGGCATTGTTCGCGCCGTCGGACATCTCGGCCTGTGTCCTGAGACCCAACGATGCCGCAAACGCCTTATAGTGGGACGACGCCCGTTCCATGTTCTCGGCAAAGCTCGCGTCCTTGGAGTAGGCCCGGTACAGGACATAGTCCAGAACGGCGTTGGTATAGATGTCGGGCAGCGGGACGTCCATGTTGTAGTCCTCCAGTTTGGTGCCGGAGTCATGGATGGGCGTCGGCGCCTGTGATACCAGCGCTTCGACCTTGCCCCTACCGTCATTGCCCGGAAACACGTAAAACGCGCACGGGTCGGACTCATCAAAGACGAAGTGCTTGACCGTCGAGGAAAACGGCGAAATCGACTCGTCGTGCCAGTCGGGATGCTGGGTATCCAACACGTCGCGGTTCACCAGCCGGACGGCACGGCCGCCCTTGCGGTTCGACTCGGTGCTGGACGACCCCAGGTTCCTGATGATCCGCAGCAGCATGAGGGCACCGGCCGGGATTGTTTGCCGGGTGCCGTTTTCCAGTGACAAAACCACGCTTTTCGAGGAGGCGGACGGCTTGTGCAGTGCCACCTCTCGCGTCGCGTCGTTCAACCACTGGGCCAGCTCGGGCAACGGCCAGCGAATGCCGGTGTTGTCCTGGATCAGCGTCTGTGCGCGATGCAATACCGACTTGGCTTGTACAGCCATGAGACTACTCCTCGATCAGCTGCTTGGCCGCTTCCCGATCGTCGGTAGAAACGTCAAAGCCGACCTCGGCCGTCAGGACGTTCATGCGGACCTCGCCGTTGGCGGTCACGTCTTCCGTATTGCCACGGGCCTTGATGGTCTTCAGCGCCTCGACAACCATCCCGATGTTTGGCTCATCGGTATCCTGCTCGGGAGCAGGCTCGCTCGCCTTCGGCTCGGACTTGGCCTCCACGTCGCCATCCACCGGCTGCACGCCCATACCCATCGCCGGATTGACCAGCGACGGGCGAAGTGGGCGCGGCACCCCGGCTTTGAAGCGGGCGGTGACACCGTTGGCCACCACCTGGAGGTCATGATCAGAAACGTACTGTGTCATGTCACTCTCCAAAAAGGGGCCGCCGCGAAGCGGCCCAAAAACACCCTGCCGGGGTATTAGCTGTAGATCGACAGCGCCGTATCCAGCACCATCACGCCGAAGTTCTCCTTGGTATCGAAGCTCGACAGATTGCCCTTGAACTGCGGGTTCAGGAAGCCGAAGATTTTCGAGACCGAGATACCCAGCTCGTTTTCGTAGTCGAAGACGTCCTCGACCCACTCGGCCGCGCCGATGTCGGCCATGCCCAGCGCCTGAGCGCCGCAGAACAGGGCACGCTGGCCGGTGTCATTGCCGGACGTCTCGCCGAACCGGTCACCGTCAGCGGCGGCTTCGTTGGAGAAGACGTGGCGATACTCGTGGATCACCATGCCGTCGACCACAACGCTGGAAGCGCCGGAGAACAGGTCGTTGGCCTTGCCGCGAGCGCCGGCGTGGCGGACGTTCTGGATGAAGTCCGGGTCAAGGCGCAGATCGGCCATGCCCTGCGGGGTCACGAACACCATGTACAGGTCCTCGCCACCGTTGCTGCGCAGCGGCTTGAGGTAGTTGTCCTTGGCGTTGGCCTTCATCCGCACGAGGGACTTGTAGGTCAGCGGGGTCAGCTTGCCGTCCGGCGCATCAAAGCCGGTGCCCTGGACGATATTGCCGTCGGCACCCAGGTAAAACTGACGGTTGGTCGTCGGCGCGGGAGACGCCTCGGCAAACTCCAGATTCTCCAGGTTGGAGCCGGAACGGTTCTTGCCGTTGGTCTGCTTGGTGAACGGCATGCTGGACAGCGACAGAAACGCCATCTGGTCCAGGCGGTCACCCAGCCAATAGGCCAGCTTATCCCGCGACTGGCGACGGAAGTTCACGATGGACTTCTGGTCGGCCATGCGGCCTTCGAGGCGGTTGGCGTTACGCAGCTGATCAATACCGATCACGGTATCGAAGGACTTGAGTTCTTCCTCGTTGCCTTCCAGCGTGTTGTCGCCGACCACACCGTCGCCCTGCATATCGGCAACAAGGGTCATCACCGCTCGGGCGCCCTTCTTGTCCTTACGCAGCTCGGTAATGTGGTGGATCATCGAGTTCTCGGACTTGCCGAGGAACTTGTTGATGAAGGAGCGGTTTCGGGCGTGCGCCCAGAAATCCATGCCCCACGCGGTCTTCTGTTCGTCGGTCAGGGCCGCAAAGTTCGTGTTAGCCATGTCAATCTCGCTGTTCTGCCCGCGAGGACTTAGCTGCTCGCCAGGCTCAATTCGTTGGTCATCTTGTCTACCGCTTCTGTCCGTGTCGGGGACTACCGTAAAAAGAGCGCTGTTGAGGGGACGACCCTGGCCCGTGTCGTGGAGCTACCCGCACGTATATAATCGCATAGCGGATAAAGAAAGGCAAACGATTTTGCCATACACGAGGCGGGTGCCTATAATAATGACCCCTCCGGCACAGCCATTAAAACTTGGCGGCAATTCGCCAAAAGGCTATCGTGCAGGTATGTAGCTAGGAGAAGTGATATGGCGTTCCAAAAAACAGGCATTGGTGTTGCGATCGGCTTCCTTGCAGCGTTTTCTGGCGGCGTTAGCACTGCCTCCGCTGCAATAGAATCCGGTATGTCGCACGCACCGCTGGTTAAAAAATCCGCAGCAAGGAACGAGGATGCGGAACTACGCCGATCCATCAAGCGGATGAACAGCATGGCACACCGGCTTTCCAGGCTACTCAGATTCGACATCATCCGTTTGACGGAAATGCCTGCGGGCACCGAACCGGGACTGGATGCTGCCCAGGGGCTGGAAGCGTCGCTAAGAAGCGTGGAAGCAAACGTGCGGGACGTGTTGGAAATCGTCGATCGCCCCGAAGCCGAAGAATTGGGTTTACTTGAACTTCGCCGCAACCTGGCATTGGCGCGCTCCAATGCTGTGACAATAAGGCGGCTGGCCAAGCAAAAAACCGCGGCTCCTGAAACGCATACGGGTCAGACGCCCGGTGAGGCATTTGCCGCTATTGCAGATTCGATGGAAAAGAACTTCGCCTGACCAGAGGCGGTATTGCCTGATCGCCATGCTGTACCCCGAGGCCCACCACAAAAGCAGAAACGATACCCCTTTAATGCGCAGGCTGGCAGAAATGGCTGAGAGTTTTCAGGACTCGTAGCAAAAAACCCCAGCCGGAGCCAGGGTTTGATGCACTCTCACAAGGAACTCAGAGGTACTCTGAGAGAGAATCTACATACAATCGCATTACTGAAAACTGAAAGCAGCGAACCTTCAGTAACTCTATATTCTCACAGCATATCTTTTGGTGCAAGGGTTTTCATGAAAAACTGCAATCCCTATACCGTGACAAACTGCCCCCGTGTGTTCAGCACCCGCGAAGTCATGAATATGTCACAAGCCGAGCGCCGGTCCTGGAACCTCCAGTTCAAACCGCCGCGGTTGGGCGTGGCGAGTGATGGATTCGGCCAGTTTGAGGCTACCCCCAGCTCAGCGTATCGGCATCACCTACAGCCAATAATGGCCCATTAAATCGCGTCGCCCATCAACCGCGAGCGGACCGAGTCCGGCAGCGCGGACCAGTCTTCCACCGTCAGGGTATTCACGTCGACGTCCTGCGACCCGCTTTCCTGCTGCGGCGTGGCCGAGGATGCCTCGGGCGGCGCCTTGCGGGCCTTGTCGACCTTCTCCCTGCGCGACTGCTGCTGGGCCTTCTTCGCCATATCGGCCTTGGAAGCGCCCTTCTTCTCGGCCGGCGCGGGCTCCTGCTTGGCCGACTCCAGGTCATGAATCCGGGTCACGGCAGCCACGGCCCGCTCGGTGGACTGGCTGCGGGTGTAACCCTGCTGGAAGTAGAACGCCTGTAGCTCCACGGCCTCCTGGCTGATGGCCTCGTCGAAGTTGTCGGAGTTCTCGTTCAGCGCCGGGTATTCCTCGTAGATCGACTCCAGCGTCTGCTCGAACGCCATCTGGTCACGGACATCGGCGGCAATCTTGTCCGGGTCGACCTGCTGGCCGGACTGGCCGCCCTCGGCCGGCTCGCTGCCCTGGCGCATGGCGGTGAACACTTCGGACTGGAGTTTCGCCGCCTCCTCGGTGTTGCCCTCAACCAGCGCCGAGTTGGCCGCGTTCATCTTCTCCTGAATCTGCTCGTCGCTGAGCGTGTTGGCCTCGCGCTCGGCTTTGGCCTTCTCGGACTCGATCTCCTTGAGCTTCGACTGGGTTTCCTCCAACTGACGCTCGGCGGCCCGCAGCTGGGCCGTGCGCTGATCGAAGCGCGACTTGGGGATTACCGGCTGCTTATCCTTCGGCTTCTGATCCGGTTCAGGCGTCGATTTATCCGCATCATCGTCAGCCTCAGCGTCGTCGTCACCAGCATCGCCCTCAGCAGAGTCAGCGTCCTCTCCTTCGGCGTCTGCTTCCTGCTGGCCCTCGGCCTCTGCGCCGCCCTCGGCGGCCGAATCTCCATCGTCGTCGGCGGTGTCGGCGTCTCCCCCAGTATCGCCAGAATCAGCAGCACCGTAATCAGCGCCTTCATCTGTGGTTCGATCGGACTCCAGTTCGTCACCAAGATCAAGGTCGCCAAGGCTATCAACCGGGTCTTCCTGGTTGTAAAGGTCGCCATAGTCCATCTCCGGGGTCGCTTCGTCCTGTGCATCTTTAGCCATTGTCAGGCTCCTTTTCGGCAGGGTTGGATCGATTGGCCTGGGCGGCGGCCAGTTGGGTTTCGCCCTGGAAACGGGTACGGGCCATGTCGGAGGCCACCCGCAGTTTCTCGCTCTGCCCCTTGGAAGACAGCGTCATATCAGACAGCCGCAGCCGGGTCAGCAGCTCCTCGCGCTTGAGTGCCACCTCGGCTTCGAGGCGGTCGCGTTCGAGGGACATTTCCGGCGACTGCTCACCACCGGCCGTCTTCTCGGCGGACGCCTTGTCCTTCTCGGCGGATGCGCTTGCCTGTTCGGCCTGTGCCTGGAGCTTGGCCAGTTCGCCTTCGAGCTTGCCGATCTCAAGCTGCTGCATTTTCTGCTGCATCTCGATCTCTTCGTCGGTCGGCTCGGCCTGCCCCATCATCTCCTGGACCCGGTCGGCCAGCTCGTCGCGGTCGGTCAGGTTGGAACGCCGAATGATGGCGTCGTCGGGGATCGCCACACCGCCTTCCTTGCGCAGCTGCATCAGCTGGCCGAACTCGTCCTCGTCGGCGTTATCGCGGGTCGGCAGCGACGTAATCGAGACGTCATAGCGCCCGGCGGTGACGTTGTTGAGCACTTCGCCGGTCTCGTCGATCTGGTTGATGATCAGCTTCTCCTCGCGCTCGTCCGGGTTATCCGGGTGCAGGATGCTGACCGTGCGCTCCTCGGTGTAGAAGTCCTGGACCAGCTCAAGGAGCTTGTGGCCCACCAGCCGGCGGCTATATTCGAGGTGCTTGAACGGCTGGCCCAGCTGAATCTGGCCGCGCTGCGTCTTGCGCTCCATCGCCACGCCGGACACCTCGGCACTGGCCTGGCCGAGCATGCCCTCGTTGACACCGCTGATCTGCTGGATCGCCATGCCCGTCTTGTCGGAAATCCGATCCAGGCCGGACGGCACATGGTTGGGCTGAATCTTCTGAGGCGGCTGGTAGTTCTTGGCGTAGACCAGGTGTAGGCCGGTCTCGGCGCCCTTCTCGGAAAGCTCGTCCTCGGTCATGTTCACCAGCGAACCTTCCTCGGTAATCCAGCCCGAGTTGGCCGTGGTGTTGACGATGTGCAGCTCCTGGCTGCGAGCCTTGTTGTAGAACTCCTGGGGATTCAGCAGGTTTCTCACCATGCCGAAGGGATTGCCGCGGCGGTAGTAGGGGAAGTACGGGATCACCGTAAAGGTACGGTAGAGCGACCAGTCGTCGTAGAGCACCACGTCGTCGGCGGTGACCGTCCAACGGACCTTCCGCCCGGGGCGCTTGATGACCTGCACGCCATAGGTCTCGGCCAGCCGGGTCACTTCGTCCTCGCCCATCTGCTGCGGGACCTCGCGCATGTCCCCGGTGTCCGGGTCCACCAGCACGTACTCATCGACCCACTGGTAGTGCTGCCGTTCGATCACCCGCACGCTGCGGATGGTCCGGTCGTCGAGCCCCTCGATGCCGTGAGACCCCGGGGACAGGAACTGCTCGCCGCCGAAGCGGCCCGTGCCGAAGCGCACGGAGTCATAGGCGTGGTGATCGCCGGAACCGACGATGGACTGGAGGGAGTCGGACTTGTCCTGGCCGTACTTGGTCGCCAGCTCGTCAAGCGACATCCACCAGGTCACCATGACCTCGTTCCACGTCGACGGGTCCATCTCCTTGCCTTCCGGGTCGGGAATCACGGTCAGCGGATCGAGGTGCTTGATCGATACGTCGCCCATCAGGTTTTCCTGGAAACTGACGCGCACGTCGAAGTAGCCGCGGTCCTGGATCATGCCGTCGGCAAACACGAAGTTCTCGATGAAGTGGTAGTCGTTGGCCTGCATGATGGACTGCGCCACCCGGCCCAGCACCAGGGCGCCGTCGCGGGTGGAATCCCGCTTGGGCAGAAAGCCGACCTGCATCTCCCGGCTGGCCTGCTCGCCCAGCGCCGTATTGATGGTCGACAGCACCAGGTTGAACGTCATGGCCGGGCGGCCCTCATCCTCCAGCTTCTTGCGGTCGGCGTCCGACCACTGGTCACCGCGGTAGAAAGCGTCGCACTTCCTGGCCAGGTCAACGTAGTCGTTGTGGCCATTGTCCCGGGCGCGGACGTAATGCGCCCACTGTTTCCGGGCTACTACCTTCTCTTCGCCGCTGTCTGGGGTCGCCTCTGCCATGCCGTATCAGTCCTCGACGTGGTTGCGCTCGTGGAACACGGCCCGCGAGCAGTGGTAAATGTCGTCGTCCTTGAGCCAGACGATGAAGTCACCGGCGACCGGCGGCTCGTACGCCTTGAACTCCACCATCTCGTCATGGAGCGAAATGGTGTAGCTCGCCTCGCCCACCTTCGTCAGCTCGTCGGCGTCTTCGATCCGGTGCGCGTACCGGGTCACCGGCTTGGACTGGTAGGGTTTGAACGCGGGGTTGATCTTCATACCGATCCCTCCAGACGCGATGCCGCATGCTCGGTAGAGAACTCGTCCTTCACCAGCTGCCAGTCGTCGCGGAACATGAAACCAATGGTGTAATCCATGTTGTCGGTGTCGCGCATGTCGATGACCTGGCCACGGCGGGTGTGCATCATCACGGTCTTCTTCTCGTCGTTCCAACGCCAGAAACCACCCCACTCGGGCAGTGCCAGATCATGGCCACGCTTGAGATACGCAAAAGCTGCTTCAAACTTCATTGCACTATCTCCCAGTCCTCTGCCAGTGCGTCAGACTGCGCCACAGACCAGGGGACAAGTTCCCCGTTGGCCGTGTACATGAACAACGCGTCCCGGAACACGGGCTCCCCCATATACTCGCCAAACCCGAACCCGTGGATTTTGGCGATGGTGTTGCTGCCCTGAAGCCAGAAAACGTACATGCCCTGGCCATTCCAGCCGGCCCGCTTCACAGCGCCGCCGGCTCGAAGAATCTTCAGCGCTTCGCCAAAGTCCAGGCCGGTGGCCTTGCTGTCACCTGCCTCGCGGTAACGATCCTCGGCCAGCAAAAAGCCAAACAGCGGCCAGAGCTTGTCGAACGCCTGCTCGTGGGCGATCTTCCGGCCCAGCTCGGCGTCAAAGTTGGCCGGGTCGACACAAGCCGACTCGCCGGTAACGGTATATCCGTTGTCGAGGTGCAGGATGCAGAAGGTCAGGGTTGTGCCTTCCGGGTGCGTGTACTGCGTAGCAGCAATACGCGCTTCCATCGCTTCGGGGGTCACTTTGTTCGGCAGCATGGTTTCTCCTACGACGTCATCGCTGACGGTTTATCCGTGTTGCGTATAGTTTTGGACAGTTTATCACGCCAGGAGCGTTTTGGCGGCTGTTTTCTTTCACGCGTGGACGTGAAGTGCATTAAAAGCTGACCTATCCACGCAGCGGAGTCCACTTGGTCGTCGAACTGCCCGTTGGGGAAGCGCATCATCTCGGCCACCAGCGCCATCGTGGCGTCACAGTGCTTGCGGAAGAACACCCGGCGCTGCTGCATACGCGCCTGGAACGGCCGTGCCCGGGCAATCTTGTCCTGCCGGCCGGGGCGCAGCTCCTCAATGGGCATCATGGTTCGCGTTTCCCGGATGCGCTTCTCCAGAATCGGGCCCATCGTCATCAGAATGTGGCCCCGTTCGATGCCCACCAGCTTGCTCTGCCAGACCTTCTGCACCTCCAGCATCTTCTCCACGATCTCCAGCGTCCGCCACCGGCCGCGCTGCACATCCACCACGAAGATGTTGTCCTTGCGGTCCACGCCGACCGTTAATCCAACGGTAAAGTCGTTCTGCTCGGTCTGCCCGATGGCCAGGTCCCAGGCCGTGTAGAAGTTCATCTCCTCAAGCGGCGGCAACTCGTGCTGCATGAACCACGAAAAGTCTTCCTTCTTGAAGTAATCGCCGTCGTCGGCCACCGGGTTCTGCTGGTACAGCGCCGACCAGTCACGCGGGCCGATGGTGCGCTTGATCTGCTCCAACGCCGTGATCGGAAATCGCTCCGGGTGCAGCGCCTCGCCCTGCTTGCGAAACAGCTCGTCATGCTCGGCAATCGCCGGGTAGCTCACCACCCGCCACTGATCACCCTCGCCGTCGGCCATCTGCTCAAGGAGCTTGCCGCCCAGGTCCGCATCATGCCAGCGGGTCATCATACAGATCACACCACCGCCGGGTGCCAGACGGGTGTAGGCCGTCGACCTGTACCAGTCCCAGATACCTTCCCGGGTCGTTTCGCTCTCGGCATCGGCGCGGTTTTTCAGGGGATCATCGATTATAAGGACAGAACAGCCCCTGCCGGTTATGGGCCCGCCTACCCCAGCAGCTACGTAACCACCCTCGTGGTTCGTGCTCCACACCTCGACCGACTGGCTGTCCTTGGACAGCGACACCTCGGGGAACACCGTCTGGTAGCTTTTCTCGCGCAGCAGGCCGCGCACTTTCCGGCTGAAGTCGTTGGCCAAGCTGCCGGCGTAGGAACAGGAGATGATCTCGTGTTTCGGGTTCCGGCCCAGGTGCCACGCGGGAAACACCCGAGAAGCCAGCTCAGATTTCCCCGACCTGGGCGGCATGCTGATCATCAGCCGGGGGCTTTCCCCGGCGGCCACGGCGTTGCTGAACCACTCAAGATGCTCGCAGATGTCCTTGTGGACCCATCCGGGCTGATAGTCGGGGTTCGTGCGCATCACCAACGGCAGCAGATGGTCGTGGGCCAACTGCCGGCGGGCCAATTCCCGCTTAGCCTCCTCCTGCCGGTCGAACTCGCGCTGTGTCTCGGCTTCCTTCTCCCGGGCGACGCGGGCACGTTGGGCCTCGGCCTCCTGGTTCTGCCGGTACATCTCCTGGCGCTCACGACGCTCAGCCTCCAGCCGGGATTCCCTGTCCTGCTGATCCTCGGCGGCCAGCTTGGCGTGCTCGGCCACTTCCTCGGTGCGGCAATAGACGCAGACGCCATCCTTCAGCAGGGTCTCGGGGGTTTCCTGCTCACACTCGCTGCAATACTGGCACTTCACCTTGCGCTGATCGCCGGTGGCCACCTTCATGCGCGGCATCGGATCGGTTCGCTTGAACCGGCGCCCTTCATAGCTCGCCATCGGTATCCTCGTCGGTCACATCCTCGGCGTCGTACACCTCGCCGGGTTGCAGGGAATCCATGCCCATCGCCGCCAGGTGGAGCAACTGCTGGGTGCTCAACCCTTCAAGCTGCTGCGGCGTGTTGACCTGCTTCTGGTCCTCCGCCGGATCGTCCAACAGCTTGTGCAACTTCACCAGCGAGTCCGTGGCCCGGGTCATTTCGGCGCTGGTGCCCGCCAGGTGGTACGAGTTTATGTACATCTGGTGGGCGTCTTCCTTGCCGAACTTCACCCGGGGCATCACCTGTTCGCTCATTTCCCGATCGTAGTGCTGCATGTGGGCCTGGACCTCGGGCAGCTTGTCCCAGGTCGCGCCGGTGGACGGATGGGCCCCGGCTTCACGCGCCGCATCGCTGGCCGACATCCCGCCGACGCGAGCCGCCACGAAGTACCTGAGCTGAGCCGATATGCGCGGAAGATCGACGGCGCCAAGGTCGGCGTCGTTTTCCATGTTCAGCAGCTGCTGCTCGGTCATCTCTTTGGGGTCAAACGCCATGCGTACACCAACGTCTATATATGCTTGGCGTATATTGTAGAGTGTAAAAAACCCCGCGGCAATGGCGGGGTGTTGGCCTAAAAGAGGTTGTGTTGTTCGTTAGGCGAGCTGGCTCCAAAGGCCGAAGGCACCAATAATAACCGCGGTTAGCGTCAATATCGTACCTATCGACCAATGCACGGAACTTAGCCGTGAAGCGGCGATATGCTGCTTGAGTTCGGATACTTCCAGGCGTACATCCGTATTAGCCTTCCGTACCTCGGTCAGAAACTCGTGCATTTCCTCGCGCTGTTCGCGGCGCTGAGTCTCTGCGTCCTTGAGAAACTCGTGGAAACGCGCATCAGCACGGGCCGAATGTTCACTAAATTTAGCGTCCAGCTCCTCGCGTGTAATGTCGCTTGCCATGTGTTTCTCCTTATCGGCCTTTGCCTTGTCTGTAAACGGCTTTGTGGTCGCGTAGACATAGCTAGGCCGTGGCTCGTTGTACCTAGTAGCCCTCTCAAACCGTTTAGCTACACGCTCCGCCGAATCACTTTCAGACCCTGAGTACGGCGTTTCGGACCGCGGACTGCTGGTTCTTGACGACCTTAACGACGGCTGTACTCCCCCTTCAGTCCTCAGAGCCGTCATGCGGTTCCTCCAGGGCCTCCGTAAATGCGTCTCTCAGTTCTTGTACAAGGCTGAGTGGCAGCGTCAGTCCGGCAACATTCAGGCGATACACCTCAAGGTCTTTGGGGGCTATAGAAGTCAAGTTGCCATTGTCGTCAAAAGTATGTTTTTCCCCTCCAACGTCCATGCTTGTTCGTCCAAGCCGAAGGTGTACATACCGCTCGCCATCTGTCTCCAACCCTGACATGGAAAACTTTGTCACATACTCGTCAATATAGTTCTCGGAACGTCGATGGTTGGTTGTCTGCACTTCGTTGTTACTGGCGTCGGCCATACGTTCCTTCCTCCTTGTTCCTGTACCCACAGCATACCCCACCCAGCGCAGGGCGTGCATCCAGCGGCAAATTTTGCGCAGAAATTTTTTCCGGTCGGATTACGCAGGACGGTTTTCAAGGGATGCGGGAAAAGCGGTATCGGTAACAAAAAAGCCCAGACCCCGGTTAAGGGAGTCGGGACCTGGGGCAAAAATCGCGTGTTCGGGTGTGGAGTCCCTGTGCGAAAGGGGCGCCGACCCGGATTCGTGTTTCGGTTCCACGCGATCCGGGTTCCAAGCCACTGGAACCTTGGATTGGCCCCCACCCGGGGGCCAAGCACATTATCACCCTGTGAAAAGGAAATGATCATGTTCGTTCAAACTAGCACTACTACTCAGCCCATTCAACACAAGGCACTGGCGTTCGCGGTCAAGACAGCACGCTTTCCCGGTGCATGGACAGAGTGGGATGGCCACCAGCAGCTCGACACCTTCCTGCTTGAGCTGCATGACCGCCCTGCCGAGTACGTCAAGGACCCGTTCGGTCGCAACAGCGGTCGCTGGCAAGCACCAGGCATGGATGCGCTGCGTGCTCTGCCCTTCCTGTATCAGGGCGCTACGCAATATCTCCTCGCACGCTTCGCCCTGAACCACATGGGGCTTGGCGAGGACGTTGAGCCCATCAGCGTCGCACGCGACCTGCATGACCGGCTTGATACGTTCCGCTCGGTGTTCGCTGCCTACGGCTGGAATCGCGTCGACGGTGACTTCTCGGAAGCCACCACTCGCGTAGAGGTTGCAGAGAGCAAGCCGTGGCAGGACGTCGGCGACACAATGGCCGACCCCACCGTTGAAGCTGCGGCGATGACCGTCGGCTGCTCGCTCGAAGAAGCGATGGACACGTTCGTCGAGGAGATCACAGCCAACGACGGTAACAAACCCACCAACGCGCAATTCCAGGTCATCAACGTGGCAGCGCGTGAGCACATCGAGGATCGCCACTTCGATGGCTGGGTTGAGCCGGTCATGGATGACATGAGCGATGATCCCGCTCGCACCGCCAAGGAAAAGCGGGCTCACCTGAAGGAGCAGCTGGACGCTGAAGGCATCAAGAAGTTCTTCGGCACCAATAAGGTGTATCGCGGGCTCGTCAAGATTCATCGCCGGCTGTCCAAGACCATCGACCAGCTCCATCAGGACCTGGAACGCGCAACAGCCTACGCACAGCGTCCCTCAAGCGAGCAATACGCCGGCAGCGATGAAGGCATGCTCATGCAGCTCGGTCGCGTCGATCACTGGCTGGCCAGCAACGACACCACAGGGCTCGACGGCTTCGATCCCGGTGAGCGTTTCCAGGAGGCCATTCGGATCGCCAACAACGAGCTGGGTGATCTGGACGACCTGCTGGAGGACATGGAAGACGAGCAGCGTCGGCTCAACCCGGTGTGGAAGATGCTCAACCGGCGCGGTGCGCCGTACTGGTACGCCAACGTCGGCGAGTTCTACACCATCGACGAGAAGGAAGAAGCCAGCAACCGTCGTGCCGAGCTTCGTGACCAGTGGATCGCGGCTCGCCCGATGGAGCTGAAGAAGCAACTCGATAGCAAGGCGCTGAACATGCTCGCCGAGCTGTCCAACTTCGACAACCAATAACCATCAATCGGGGGGCTTCGGCCCCCCACCGTCGCCAAGGAGGATCACCATGAGTACATCACTCACCAGGCTCGCTGCCATCGCCGAGCAGTTCGCCGAACCGGCTGCACCGTCCATCCCCAAAGGCTGGACACACATCGGCACTGACCATCGTGGCAAGCCGCATTACCGCACGGCGCCGGGCATTGCCGTGGTCACCAGGCCACGCAACCCGGTTGCCGATCTCATGGCGCTGCCGCGTGAGAAGGCCGAGCACAACGAGGGCGGCACCTGCCCTCACTGCCTGGGTCGCGGGCGCTACACCGCCCATCGCGGGCACTTCGGCAACGAGAAATGCTTCCGCTGCGATGGCAAGGGCATCCTGGACCGCAAGGACCTCGCGTTTCTCAAGCGCCGGATGGAGGCCGACGAACCCATCTGCCTGGTCGTAAGCGCCTGACCGAGCGAGATCGGTTACACCCCGACATTCACACCTGACCCCTGCGTCGCGGGCCACAACAGCGTCGCGTCCACCCACCGACTCTGCGTCCTTGCGTCGCGTCCACCCCGGGCGTCTGCGTCTTTGCGTTTTGTCTTTTATTTTGTGTGATTGGTTGATCGATATGTGTTGATTGTTGATTGGCTTGATGGGTTTTGAGGCCAGTCAAGAGTCAATGGTCGGTTGTCGGGTGACACGGGTCGCTTGGCTTCAATGCGAATCAGGGTCCCGGATCAAGTAACACGGGACACACGACATTCGACACAGGAAACGGCTCAATCGACACAGGAGCCAGAACATGACGAGCTTTTACGATTTACACATGCACCTGAGCCGAGCGGTTCGGGTGTTCGGCGACAATTCACAGGCTGCCTTTCGCTGGCGGGTGCTGATCGGCCTTCGAGAAGAGGCGATTGCCGAGGCACTGATCGGTCAATGACTCACAGTCGTGAAGCACAGGGACAGTTGGAAGAAAAACATCGGCGTGAGTCGCCTGCCCCGGGTCGATTGGCCCGGGGCTTTTTTCATTTGAGGTTTTGAATCGGGTCACGGGCCGATGGCTGGATGCCGAAACGGTCCAGGGCAGCGTTCTGCGGCGGAAGGGTTGGTTCCCCCTTGTCTGTCCCGCCAATGAGCGCTGCCTTGGGCCGCTTTGGAATAAAAACCGCGAAAAACGATAACTTTTCGTTTGACCCATGTAGGACTACCATTATTTTGGACCGAGCCAAAATTGCTGTAAGTCGCTGATATAAAAGCGCTTAAAGAAAAACCTGGCGTGTCCAACAACTAGGCAAGTTCCATTTGGACAGGAACAAGGGCCAAGGCTTTTGGCACGGTTTTTGCATCACGCGACAGGGAGCACCGAAGCGGGGGCAACAGCATCGAGGTAGATCAGTTCAATCTGCCGACCGACCTCGGCAATCTGCAACACGACTTTATAGAGCGTGCGCCCTGGCACCCGATCGTTCGCCATTGATGCGGCAGCAATGAAACAGCAGCGGACCCTGCGCCCTGTGTCGTTTGCCCCAACCGTTGCCGGTTTCCTGGCCACCTCGGCCCGGGGAAGCCAATACCTCGTCGTTTTACCCCTGGACAAAGCGGTACGGCTCGATGCGTTCCTTGATCCGGTTCGAGTCGTAGCTCCTTCGATTTGCATATATCGGTAAATGACTTTCCGGGACGAAACTCCCGTTCTGGTAGGACGACCGTTAGTTTGGATTGTCGAAAAAACGCCGTAAGTCGCTGATCTCAAATCGGTTATAGGACTTATGCGTATGTCCAACAAGTAGGTAAATTGATTTCACAAAAAAACAAACGTCCCTCGCCCTTCGTCCCTCGCCACGGGTCCTGCGCCCTTCGCCCTTCTTCACTCGACACAGGATGGTCAACCATGAATTGCGCACTCCTCAGCACAAATCCCTCGTGGTGGGGCAATCCACCCCTGTTTTTTGCCAATCTGGGCATGGAACACTTGACATTTCTCTCCTGTCCCGTGGCAGGCGTCACAGGCCTTGTGGCCTTCTTCGTGAGCACTTTTGCTGTGCTCTGTGTGGCCGTCGGCATTGCGGAGCACATCAACCGCTAAGCGGCGTCACTGGGCGCTTTACTGCCCTGTGTCAGCGGCATTCTGCACCGGAGCATTACGGCCCTGTGCATCCCTGCTTATGGGTACGACCACCACATTGAGAGCAACATGGTACTCATCCCACTCTGAATATACCCAAAAACAGGTTTTCTGGAGCGAACTTCAATAACTTGTTGGACATACCCATACAGCCTATAAGCTCTTTATAAACAGCACTTTAAGGAGATTCTTCACCATTCCAAATTAACGGTCATCCTACATAAACGGGACTTTCATCCCGCGAATGGATTTTCCATTATTCGCATAGGTGTTAGTCTACCCCCATCAAGGAGACATCAATGGCCAACCATAAAGCGTTCCCACCCGGCGAGGACGAAGCGGCCGATGCCGCGTACCAGAAGTACCTCGAACCGGGTCACACCGTCGAAACCGTTGCAGCCGGCCTGGAAATCAGCCCCAACACCCTGCGTGCTGCGTTCCACGACAGGGGTTACAGGCTGAAGGTAAACAGAGCGGTCAACCGCAACGAGGTCATCGCGTTCCAGAAGGAAGCTCGCGTGCCCATCGACTACCTGGCCGCCCGCTTCGGCGTCCGGGAAAACACGGTCAGGAAATGGCTGCGTGGCTTTCGCCGGACCCATGTCACCCGCCGCGCTGCTCAGGCGTTCTGGGACACATTGGCCGAGCGAAGCGAAACACCCGGCAAGTTCTTCAACGTGCTCGCCAATCCGCCACACAACCTGAGCCCGCAGGTCATTCCGTTGCTGTACCACAAGCGCATCAACCCGGTGACCCCCGTCATCTGGCAGTTGACCGCCCTTGAAGTGGCCAGGGAGCTGGATAGCGAAACCCTGCACGAACTGGCCCGGGAAACGGAACACGACGACTCGGTATTCCCGCAGATATTCCTGGGTCAGGGCAAAATCGCCACCCCGGTGCGCTGGCAAAGCGACGACGCAACCGAGGACGGCGCCACGGCCACCGACCTCAGCATGCAATCCGTCCTGGAGGACATATAGACATGAGACTCAGCAGCGCACGCCAACAACTTGCCCGAATAGAAGCCCTGCACAGGGAGACAGCCATGCGCGTGGAACTCATCGACCCGAACACATGGCCCGCGGCCAGAGGCCTGACAATCGTGCTGGTCCGCATCCTGGACAGCAACCCGCAGTACGCGCTGATCCGCTGCGGCATGGACCAGATACTCGTGCCCCGCACCGCCATCCGACACCTGCCCGACCCGGAACCCGTACCGGCGCCGCCGTTGCAGTGGGGCTCGATTGTCACCCTGACCGACGGCACCCGGGTCCTTTGCACTCACCCCGAAGTGGAGATGGACGGCACCTGGCGCGGTATCCCGTTCCATCTGCGCTCGATCCGCACGCTCTATATCAGCGACATCGCTGCCATCCACCACAACCAGGAGCTGACCGCCGCATAACCCGACACTCACCGAGACATCCTTCGCCACGGCCCCGGCGCACGCCGGCCGTACACGGGCAACCTGCGCCCAAAATGATACGCAGGACATATATTGATAGCCCAAGAGGACCTTGAAAATGACCGCTACCCACAACCCGCTCAGCAAAGTTGCCAACAGCACCGCCATCCAGCTCGCCGAGAGCCAATACCGCCTCGCCCGGTACTTCTGCCCCTACAACTTCGACCCGGAACGCATCGACTACGACCGCGTGGCGGTGTTCCTCGACGACATCCACCGGGCGTTTCCCAACCCGTCACCCAACCTGGCCCAGCGCCTCGCCGATCTTCAATCGCAGATTGCCTCTCACCGCGAGGCCCTCGATGCCCTGAAGCAGGCCGACGCCAACCCGACGCTGAACGCCGACCAGCTCTACACCACGGCGCGAGCCAACGTCATCAATCCCACCGGCGCAGGAGCAGCGCAATGAACACTCTGACCGTATTCGACAAGTACCTGGAGCAGGCCCCCAGCCACTCGGAGCTGAAGACCTGGCTGTACATGATGCACCACGCCACACAGCAGCTGGACGAGTGGGGGGTTCCACGCAATCTGCAAGCGAACCAGATTGGCTATGATATCGAGCTGGTCCTGATCGCCTACGACGTGGGCCTGGGCACCATTGAACTCAACAACATCAACCTGCCGGAAGGCTACGACCCGCATACCGTCGCCAGCATCAACAGCCTGGCGGAAAGGCGCCCCATCGAGACCATCGAAAGCTATCTGGCCCAGCAGGGAAGCACCCGGTTCAGCATCGCGCATATCCCGCCCACCGGCGAGTACATCCGGCTGATCAACGAGGAACTGCCGGACATGGACACAAGCGCACTGGACATCCTCGGCGCACCCTACATCGGCCTGAACAGGGACACGGCGCCGAACATGAACTACTTCGGCTTCCCCCGTGGCTACGCCTCGCTGGGCGGGCACGTACTCAGGGAACCGGTCGGCAACGTGATCCAGGCCGACAAGATCCCGCTGTACGCGCTCCGGGAACTGAAACGCATCAGTGACAGCGAGTACACGGAACTGCCCCCGGCCGTTCGGCAACACATCCCCGCCGATGTCTACGCCGCCGAGGTCCCGCACCTGGCGGTCAAGGGCGCAAACGCCGGCAAGGTGGCCTACACCGAGAACGCCACCAAGGGCGACAACGACGTCCAGTCGGTGATGAAGCCGGGCAAATACATTCGCCGGGTGATGAAGAACGCCGACATCAACGACCAGGAGCTGAAGGACATGGTCGCCGAGATGCAGTCGGCCTCCCGCGTCGAGATCAGGACAACACGCGACCCGGAAGAAGCCCGCTGGGTCTACATGAACGGGCCGGACAGCTGCATGGCCCACGGCGAGGATCGCTTCGGCGACACCTTCGATGAGAACGACACCTGGCGGCACCCGATGGAGGCGCTGTTCTTCGAGGACGGCTCCGGTGGCGTGGAGCTGGTCTACGCGCTGGCCAACAACGGCCGCCCCGCCGCCCGGGTCCTGACCAACGCCGAGGTCAACACCTACCCGAGCGTCTACGGCGCCGACTGGATGCCGGCCGCCAGGGCGATCCTGGAGGAATGGCTGACCGAGAACGGCTACATGCAATGCCCCAACGCGCTGGCCAATCTGCCCATCCCCCTGATCCGGCTGAACACCCCGGGCAAGATTCTGTGCCCCTACATCGACAGCAACAACCTCGGCGTGGACGTCAATCACTCCACCGACGAGCTGACCATCGGCGGCCCGTTCGAGGCGGACTACGACGACGGCTACATCGACCTCCACAGCAACCACATCGAATGCCACAACTGCGGGGACCGCTTTGATGAGGACGACATGACCTTCGTGGACAGCGTGGACGAACACGTCTGCGACAGCTGCATCGAGGACGACTACGTGGACGCCCTCGACGAGGACGGCTCGGTCGAGCTGCACCGGGACTGCGACTGCGAGCACCTGGACCACGACGTCAGTGTACAGACAAGCTGCGGCATACTCCGCATCAGCCACATCACCGACCGCACCACCGACACCGAACTGGAACAGGTCGGCCTGTGCCGCGACCACAGCGGCACCGTGGAGGAGCAGGACGACTGCATGATGGTCGACGACATCGAGGAATGGGTACTGACCGACCACATCGAAACCGGCAACAACATCCCCGAAGCCGTCGACCCCGACGCAGAGTTCGTGGTTCTGCACGACCACTGCATCGTGTCGATCAGGGACGCCATCTACGCCGAGGAACTCGGCGGCTGGGTCCACGAGGACGACATCGACAACGAAACAGAGCGCCCGTACAGCGTCCTCCATCACCCCGACGACCTGCGGACCGCAGAACTGGTGGAAGCCGATGACGCCGCTTGACCATAATAACTCGCCACGCTTATACTCTATCGCACCAGAGGACAGAACAATGGCCTTCATGAAGAAGCACGACCCCGTGACAGCCTTCGACGCTATCGAAGCAACGCCCGTCAGCATCGACATCCTGGTCGAGATTCTCACCTATCGCCGTTCGGCACGGAGCGAAGGTGACGAGGCGCTGATCGACAACCTGATCATGCCGCTCGACCCGACCGTCGACGCCTACGGCAACCTGTTCGTATCCATCGGCAAGGCGCCCTCGGTCGCGTTTACCGCGCATACCGACACGGTCCACCGCGACACCGCGATCAATCCCCGGCTGACACAGACCCTGTCCATCGAGAACGGGCTGATCGAACTGGCCGATCCCGGCAAGGGCGACGTGCTGGGCGCCGACGACGGCACCGGCATCTGGGTCCTGCTCAATCTGATCGAGGCGGGCGTGGAAGGCCTGTACTGCTTTTTCCGCGACGAGGAAATCGGGCGCCTTGGCAGCGAATGGTCGATCAAGCACGAGCCCGAGCGGTACACGGGCATCGACATGATGCTCAGTTTCGACCGCATGGGCACCACGGACATCATCACCCACCAGATGGGCGATCGCTGCTGTTCGGAATTATTCGCAACGCACATCGCTGACGCCATCGACAGGCAGTGCGAGCCCGATCCGACCGGCTCCTTCACCGATAGCTGCTCCTTCATGGACACCATATCGGAATGCACCAACATCTGCGTCGGCTACTACGACCAGCACTCGTCGCTGGAAAGTCAGGACCTGACCTGGGTCGCGTACCTGGTCAACCGTCTGATCGCAATGGAGTGGAACGCGGTGCCGGCGGAGCGCGACCCAACCGAAGTGCAAATGCCCATGCTCGACGGCTACGACATGGCCGACATGGACCTCAGCGACATTCTGTATATGTACCCCGACGAAGCGGCCTACATCCTGGAGACGTTCATGGGCATGACCCAGGCCGACATGGTCGACGCCGTCAGCGAGCTGCACACCGTCGAATCCGGCAATGCTCTTCTGTCACCGGGAGCCAATCTGACATGACCCAAACACTTGAATCCCGGCCGGGCATGTCCCGGCTGGCCATCACTCGGACCCACAACGAGATCGTGCATATCGGCGACGACGTCTCGATTCAGGTCAACATCGTCAAGGGCCAGCCACGGCTGGTCATTCGGGCACCCCGCGACGTCCGCATCGTGCGGGATGAATTACTTTGACCGTCAACAAGGAGATCGAATGATCGACCCCACGCTGCAAGTCAAACGCCTCGACAGCCACGCCGGCGAAGTGTCCGACCTGAAAAGCACCGACCCCGGCACCGGGGGCATGGGGAGTAGCGGCCGATGAAGTTTGGCAGGTTCGACCGCGACACCTCAGCTCTCGGCGACTACTTCGATGCCAGGCCGAGCGCGCCGCCGTCACGGAAACGCATCGACGCGGACACCAGCGACCGGATCAGATACCTGATGGAGGAGCGCAACTGGCCCGGCGCGAAGATCGCGGACGAGATCGGCTTCAACCGGCACAACGTCAGAATCTTTTGCAGGAGGAACGGCATCAAGCGGCCCTGCCAACTCCGCCCGCATCGCAAGCAAAGCCTGAAACTGACCTGGGAATACGTCAGGAAGAAAATCCCCGCGCACCGAATGTCGGTGCTGACCGGCTACAACCAGCAGCAGACCACGCTCGACTACAAGCTGCTGCTGAGCCTGACCCGCAGGGAGCGCCAGGCCGTGTTCAACATGGAAGACGACTTCCCACCAGGGAAAAAAGGAGACAAAACACCATGAATACCGTGCAAGTGCAGCTAAGTGAGCTGGAACATCACATCCTGACCCGTCAAATCCTTCCCAAAATCCGAGAACTGATGGGTGACTCGGGTGAAAGCAGCCCGGCCCTCAACGCCGTGACCTCGATCCTCGACGCCTCGACGAAGACCGCCTCGTACCTGTGGACCAACGGCTCGGGCCGGATCGAGTTGGAGATTCAATGCGAGCACATCGACGCCGTTGCCCAAAGCGGCAACAACGAACCCCCGACCCGGGCCGTCATCAACGACGATCCGTTCCTGGCCCACCAGCTCAGGTCCATCAGCGTGGACGCTTTGGCCCGGGAGCTGACGGAAAGCGGCATGCTGTTCAGCGACATTCTCGAAAAGTCACGAGATGACATGGAAATGCACCTGTTATGGCAGGCCTGCTGGGACCTGTTCGACAACCGCCCGGAGATCGGCTGATATGCAAGCGCCCCACACCGACAGCCTCATGACCGCCAACGACATTCTGGCCCAGGCCAAGCAGCACATGGCCGACCGAGCCAACACCTACGACAAGCCGTCCGGCGAACGCAGCATGGCGGCCACTGTCGACGCCTTCATCGCCGTCACCGGCGACGGCGCCCTGGATACCGAGGAGCGGGGCTGGCTGTTCATGTGCCTGCTGAAGCTCGTCCGCTCACAGCAGGGCGACTACCGCGCCGACAACTACCAGGACCTCGCCGCGTACGCGGGGCTCACCGGCGAAGCGGCTTTTCACGAACGCAATAACACGCAGAGCGAGTGACACCATGCCCAACCCTCTCGATTACGACGCCGATGAAGACTTCCGCAACGCCTCCATGACCACGGTCAACCGCACCGTCCAGGCGCTGACCGACGAGGAAGACGAGGCGCTTGTCGATCATTACATCGACTGGGTGATCGACAACCAGCCCGAGGCACTGCGCCGCCTGCTGATTCAGCCGGCCGAGGCCGTCGATATCCTGGAAGCCTACGCCGCGGCGCTGGAGGAGGAAGAAGCCGACAACGACCTCAGCGCCCAAATGCACCGATTCGAGGATGCCTGATGGTTCAACCCGTCGAACAGATCGTCCGGCAGCTGGAAAACAATCCCGATTTCTACCGATCCATCGCCAACACCCTGGATCAGGCTGCCACCCAATATCCCAACCCCGATGACCGCCTGCGGATCGTGGCCATCATGCTGTTTGCTGCCGTCGACATGGATTCCTCGACGATGACCGAACAGGCCATGAAAGCGATCCCCGACGCGATCACCGCCGTCGCCAAACACCTGATGGAAGAAGGCACCGCGCCCTCCTCCACCGTTCACTAGGGAGACGACATGAACATCTTCGGCAGGGACTACACGCTCGTCACACTCGACTTCGAGGCGTTCTTCGGCACCGGCTGCTCGCTCAGCCTCCAGGCCATGAACACCTACACCTACCTCGACCATCCCGACTTCTCGCTGCACGGCGTCGGGGTCAAGGTGGACAACGGCGCAACGCAATGGATCGCGCCGGACGTGCTGGAGGACGAGCTGCGCGAGCTGTTTGACAACGCCGACAAACCCATCGCCCTTCTGTGCCACAACACCAACTTCGACGGCTTCATCCTGCACCACTTCTGGGGGCTGTACCCGGCGCTCTACCTGGACACCCTGGCGATGTCCCGGGGCATGTTCCCCAACCGCAAGCACGGGCTGAAGGACCTGGCCGAACGCCTTTGGCCGGGGGACCCGTCGATGCGCAAGGGCGAGGAGCTGGTCAACTTCCGCAACGTGACCACCGAACAGCTTTACGGCGACCCGGAGCTGCTCGACTCGATGGCGGAATACTGCATCCAGGACGTCGACCTGACCCACGCCGCCTTCCTGCGCATGGCGCCCTTCTACCCGGAGGACGAGCTGGAGATCATCCACCTCACCACCCAGATGGCGTGCCAGCCGCTGTTGGAGCTTGACCGCGAGCAGCTGCTCGAAGCCCGCGACGGCTGGATCGCCGACCGCCAGGCGATCATCGACGCCGCCGGCGTGGCCGAATCCACCCTCAACTCCAACCCGAAGTTCCAGGCGCTGCTGGAAAAGAACGGCGTGGCCATCATCGAAAAGGCCGACCTGCAAACAGGAAAGATGAAGCCGGCGCTGGGCAAGGCCGACCTGGGCTTTCAGCAGATGCGCGACGCCAACCCGGGCCTCAAGCACCTGTTCGATGGACGCGTCGCCGCCAAGTCGGCCGGGGAGATTCGCCGGGCCGATCGGTTCCTGGAAACCGCGTCGATCTGCGGCGGCAGGATGCCCATGCCGTTGAACTACTACTCCGCAGCGACGGGCAGGTACGGCGGTTCCGAGAAGCTGAACGTCCAGAACATGAACCGCGGATCGGCGCTGCGCACCTCCCTGTGCTCCCCGGACGGTTACATGGTGGCCGTGGCGGACTCATCCAACATCGAGGCGCGGATGCTTGCATGGCTCGCCGGCCAGGAAGAACTGCTCCACGTCTTTCGCACCGGCGGTGACGTCTATTCGCACTTCGCCACCGAGCTGTACGGCCGGCCGATCAGCAAGGCCGACAACCCACACGAGCGGTTCATCGGTAAGGTCTGTGTATTAGGACTTGGTTATGGACAAGGGCACAATCGGTTCCGCGACAACATGGCCGCCGGCATGCTGGGCGGGCCGCCGGTCATCTACTCGGATCAGGAAGCCCGCAACGTGGTACAGACCTACCGCACCATCAACTACATGATCCCGCTGTACTGGCAGCAGGCACAGCAGGCCATCGCCGATATGTACATGGGCCACGACGGCGACTGGGGCCCGCTGCGGATCACCCGCAACGCCATCATCATGCCCAACGGTATGGCGCTCCAGTACCCGGGCCTGCGCACGGACGACGAAGGCGGCTTCGAGTACCACAACGGCCGGTTCTGGACGCGGCTATATGGCCCCAAGCTCGTGGAGAATATCACCCAGGCACTGTCCCGCATCGTGCTGTTCCAACAGATGCTCGACATCAACCGAGCCATCACTCCGCACGGCGGCCGCGTCGTCCTCAACGTCCACGACGAAGTGATCGCCGTGGTCCCCGACGACACCGCCGAGGATGATTTCGGCACGATGATAAACGCCCTGCGAACACCACCCTCATGGTGCTCCGACCTGCCGCTGGATGGCGAGGGCGGCATATCCCGGAGCTACGACAAGTAGGTCACGGGCTATCGGGCAGCGCGGCGATGGCCTACAATTATACGCCTAGCATATTTATTTCCATCCCGGAGAGTTTCATGTCTGCACCGATCAACTTTATCGCTCCCGCAGCCAACAAGCTCCGGCTATCGAAAACCGTCACCACCGAAGGTACAGAGCCCTACCCCCAGGTCAAGACCGTCAGCTCGCTGTCGTACAACGTCGGCAGCAACCTCGAAGGATTGCAGGAACTCAAGGACCTGCTGGTCGATAACGCCAAGGCCGGCAATGCCCTGATCAAGGGCCCGCTCAAGGAGCCCATCAACAGGCAATCCCGCGCCGGCAAATGCGACACCCGGGCGGCCACGTCTCTCATGGTGCTGGACATCGACGGCTGGATGCCCGACACCCCACTGCAGGACAACATCACCCAGGCCGATCTGGTCCGGGCCGCGGAAAACGTCGTCAACCTGCTGCCCGAGCCGCTGAGCGCGACCAGCTACATCGTCAACGCCTCCAGCTCGACCGGCATCAATGCCTCGGGCGAGATCGGCCTGCACTTCTTCTTCCTGCTGGACTCGGCGGTTCACCCGAGTCACATGGAAGGCTACCTCAAGCACCTCAACTTCGCCTGCGAGGACATCACCGACCGCATCAAGCTCCAGGACAGCAAGATGAACGTCAAGTGGATCGTCGATCCGGTGGTGGCCCGCAACGCCCAGCTCATCTACATCGCCCCGCCCACCTTCGGCGAAGGCACCCAGGACCCCTTCGAGTCCCACGAGGACCGCTGGGCGCTGGTCAAGAAGTCGCAGCACACCTGCAACCTGGCCACCCCGGCAATGGCCGTGGACCGCCCGGCGCTGGAGGGCAGAGTCAACCGCCTGCTCAACCAGCTGCGTCGCAAGGAGGGCCTGTCCAAATTCAAACCGCGCAGCCGCACCATGACCGTGGGCGGCGAACGTCAGCGCGTGTTGACCAACCCGACGACGATGACCGTCAAGCTGGAGCATGTGACCGACGAGTTCGCCTACTGGAACGTCAACGGCGGCGATTCCCGGGCCTACTGGTGCCCGGCCGGCAACCCCGAGATCATCTACAACTTCAAGGGCGAGCAGCCGTTTTTGCTCAAGGCCGCCGACCAGGACGCCTACAACGAATACGTGGAAGCTCACGGCGACAAGATACGCCAGGTGAACGAAGTCAAACCGCTGCTGATCCGCGACCCCGAACGCGATGCGCTGTTCGCCGTCGAGTACATCCCCGCGCACAACACCGTCCACGACATCAACGAGATTTCGCGGCAGAGCATCGAGGACTGGATGGCGGATTTCGGCACCACGCCGCCCGATGCCATTCCGTCATGGCGCATCCGCTTCGACCCGCACAGCACCGTCGAGGTGGACTTCGACAACAGGGTCATCAACACCTTTACCCCGACGGAGATCATCAGAAACCCGCCGATGGTCATGCCCCACCACCAGGCGCTGACCCTCGGCCAGGCCGCCGAGAACATGCAGCAGCTGTGCCCCACCATCTACAAGGTGCTGTTTCACATCTGCGGCTCGTCCCACGACGACTTCGAGGCGTTCATCAACTGGCTGGCCTTCGCCATGCAGGAACGTCGCAAGGCCCACACCGCCTGGGTATTCAGCGGCGTGCCGGGCACCGGCAAGGGCATTTTCTACGAGCGGATTCTGCGCCCGATCATGGGCAAGCCGTACACCATCCGCAAACGCCTCGACCACCTGGAGGAGCAGTTCAACGCCTACCAGGAGGAAGCGCTGTTCCTGATCTGGGAGGAGTTCCGGCTCAAGGACTCGAAGCAGTCGGGCAAGCTGCTCAACAAGATGAAGGACGACATCACTGCCGACGAGGTGAACATCCGGGCCATGCGTTCCAACGTCCGCTCGGTGGACAGCTACACCAACTACATCTTCTTCTCCAACCACACCGACGTGATTCCCGTGGAGAAGGGCGACCGGCGTTTCAACATCGCGCCGCCGCAGATGGAACGGCTGGAGGTCACCTACCCCGAGATTCGTACCGCGATCCAGAACGACCGGATCGAGGACGAGCTGGGCAGTTTCGCCGGCCTGATGCTGACCTACGACTTCGACGAGCAGGTAGCGCGGACCGAGCGCAACAACGACGCCAAGGAGAGCATGCGCATCGCCGCCATGTCGTCGATGGACCAGTTCGCCCACGCCATCAACACCGGCGATCTGACGTTCTTCTACCGCATCGAGGACTGCGAATCCGCCACCACGCCGGACAAGGCCATGCGCCAGAAGATCGCCACCACCTGCCTGAACGCCTGGAAGGACGCGGCCCTCGGCGAGGAGCCCGCGATGGTCACCCTGGAAGCCCTGCACGTCTGCTTCGAGGTGATCTTCGAGGACACCATCGCCGCGATCAAGCTGCAAAACGCCCTGGTTCGCCGCGACGTGATCTTCAAGCGTCGCCGGACCAAAAGCGGCAAGCGCAAGGCAACCACCCTGGTTCACTGGCAACTCAACGCCGAGGAACACCAGGAGCTGGAAAGCGACGCCATCGCCTACGAGGTCCAGCAGGACAGCCACAACGACCCCCACCCGCTGATGCACTGAGGCCACCATGACCGATCAGACCTTCGACCCGAAGAACTTCAAAAAACCCACGACCCTGAACCCCGAGGAGACAAAGCCGGCCGACGCCGGCGATACCTTCAACCCGGCCGCGATCAAGGGCCGCATGAAAGCCGCCGCCGAGGCCGAGGAACAACGAACCACCGACCTGCTCACCGCGCCGCTGGGCCCGGTGCCGACCTGGTCGTTTTCGCGGTTGATGCAGTTTGAGAGCTGCCCCTACTCGATCTACCTCAAGAACGTCGAAAAGATGCCCGACCCGTCGGGCCCGGCCGCCGAGCGCGGGACGATGATCCACGAGCACATCGAAAACTTTATCCAGGGCGAGCACGACGACCTCAAGGGCCTGCGGCTCCCGGCCGGCATGAAGTCGGTCAACCTGGCGCCCTTCGAGAAGATCATCGGCGGGCTGCGCTCGGCGTATGAAGAAGGTCGCGTCGGCGTCGAAGGCAACTGGGGCTTTACCCGGGACTGGACCACCACCGACTTCTTCGGCAAGGACGTCTGGACCCGGATGAAGCTCGACGCCATCGAGTTCGACAGCGACACCTCGGCCCGCGTCCACGACTGGAAAAGTGGAAGGAAATTCAACAACGAACTCAAGCACAACCAGCAGGGAATGACCTACGCCATCGGCGCCTTCATGCGCTACCCGGAGCTGGAGTTCATCGAAACCTGGTTCGAGTACGTCGACCAGAACGACAGGATGAGCAACACCTACACCCGCGAGCGGGCCATGTTGCTCAAGCCGATGATCGACCGCCGAGCCAACGAAATGACCACGGCGACGAAGTTCCCGCCGAAACCCTCGATGCACGCCTGCAAGTTCTGCCCCCACGCCAGGGTGCAGGAAGGCTTTGACGAGCCCGCGTGCCCCTACGCCTACCAGGAGACGTAACCCATGACACTCACCACCCTACTCGATGTCCGCGAGCGCTGCATCGAAGGAGCGACAAGTGCTTAGCGTCATTTTCCATCTCGACATCATCCTCGCCGCGGCCGACGGTACGCACCGCCGGCTGCCATCCACCGACCATCGCGTCTGCCGGCGCGACCAGCTCGACGATAGCCACTACCTCGACGTGGTGGCCCACTCGCTGTTCACGCAGTTCCGCTACACCCACCACAAGGTCGTGCGGGTGGTCATCAATCGTGCCGTGCTGCCGGGCAACGAGACCAAAGACATTCACTACATCGCCGACTGCCGCGAGTCACAACAGGGAGACGCCGCATGAACGACCTGATGATCCCCTCATCGCAGGGCATGTACCGGATCGGTGCCAGACGCATCGAACCCGGCACTGACGGCCAACACGTCACCGACGTCAACGAGGGCGAGGAGCCCGACTTCTACGGCGTCTACCTATCAATCGACGGCGAACCGTCCCAATGGGTTGCCGACTACGACACGCTCAACAAAGCCATCGCTCACACAGGACACCATCATCCATGACCGATATTCACGTATCCATCGACCTCGAAACCCTCGCTACACGTCCCGACGGCGTGATCCTTGCCATCGCGGCCGCCGCTCGATTGTCGAACGGCGAAACGGCCACGTATCTCAGCTACTGCAACGTCTATAGCCAGCAAGGCCGGATGATCGACGAAGACACGGTCAACTGGTGGAAAACACAAGGCGATATTTATCGGCAAACGATGGACGCATGCGACAACGCCCCAACGCTGTCCGACACACTTGGCCAGTTTGCCGACTGGTACACGCTCCAGGGTGACGACAACGACCGGCTTTACCCCTGGGGCAACGGCGCGAATTTCGACATCGCCTTCCTCGAACACGCCTTCAAGGAAGCCGGCATCCCCTGCCCGTGGCAGTTCTGGACGGCCCGGGACCTGCGCACCCTGAAGGATGTCACCCAGCGCCTGGGCAAATTCGAGACAGTCAAGCGCGTGGGCACGCACCACAACGCCCTCGATGACGCCATCACCCAACTCAACCAGATCGAACAGTGCATGGAGGCCGTCAATGACAGCTGACCTCGCGCCCCTTTACCGGCACCAGGAGATCACCGTTGACCACCTCGCCAAAAACGACCGATCCCTCGACACCTCGGACCCGGGGGCGGGCAAGTCGCGCAGCCACCTCGAAGCGTTTGCCCGGCGCAAGGCGGCAGGCTCTGCCCGCCGGATGCTGGTCCTGGGCACCCTGTCGATACTCGAAACCGCCTGGGTCGGTGACTGCGAGAAATGGACACCTCAGCTATCCGCTGCCGTCGTCTACACCACCAAGCGCAAGCGGCAACTACCCGAGGCACTGGAAGCGGACATTATCGTCACCAATCACGACGCCGTGAAATGGATGATCGATACCCAGGGCAACCTGACCGACGAGGGCCAATCGCTGGTGGACGCCTGCGACGTGCTGGTGGTCGATGAGTTCACCGCGTTCAAGCACCGCACCACGCAGCGGTCCAAGCGGCTCGCCGCCCTGCGGCACCACTTCGATGTCAGGTGGGCGCTGTCGGGCACGCCAAACAGCAACGGCATCTGCGACATCTGGCATCCGGTGTTCCTCGTCGACGACGGCGTGCGCCTGGGCCGGGCGTTCTGGGGCTTTCGTGCCCAGGTCTGTACCCCCGTGCCCAACCACAACGTCCCGGGCAGCCATCACGTCGACTGGGTGGACAAACCCGATGCCGAGCTGATCGTCGCCGATAAAATCCACGACATTACCGTTCGGCACAAGCTCCGCGACTGTATCGACATGCCGGAGAACGTGGCCTACACCGTCACCACCCGGCTGCCGCCCAAGCTCATGGCCCAGTACCGCGAGATGCTCGACGAAGCGGCGCTGGAGCTGGAGTCCGGGGAGCTGGTGAGTGCCGTTCACGCCGGGGCGAAGGTCAATAAATTGTTGCAGCTATGCAGCGGAGCGGTCTATGGCGAAGAAGGCGCGTACCACGTCCTCGACGACAGTCGCGTGAAGCTCGCCCTGGACCTGGCAATGGAGGCACCCCAGGCGCTCGTGGCCTTCAACTGGCGGCACCAGCGCGATCAGCTCATGGCCGAAGCCGCCAAACGCAAGCTGAACTTCGCGGTGATCGACGGCGACGTGCCGGTGGCCAAGCGGGTCGAAACCGTCAACGCCTTCCAGGCCGGCGAGATTCACTACATCTTCGCTCATCCCCAGGCCGCGGGGCACGGGCTCACGCTCACCCGCGGCACCCGCACCATCTGGACCTCGCCGACGTACAACGCCGAGTGGTTCCAGCAGTTCAACGCCCGTATCGACCGGGCCGGTCAAACGCAGCGGACCGAGACCATCATGATCGCTGCGCAGGATACACGCGAACAGGACGTGTACGAAAAACTCGGCGGCAAGGTGTCACGCATGGATAACCTCCTCACCGTATTCGCCGCAAGCACCCAAGCCAACGCACAAGGAGCCTGATCATGGCCACTTTTACCAGCACCACCAACTCCAAAATCGCTACCCACAACGCCGAGCTGATCTTCGAGGCGGCCAAGCGCCTCAAGGCAGCGAAGACCCGTCTGGGCACCAAGGGCACGAAGGAGGAAGAAGCTCGCAGCACGCTCAAGGGCCTGCACTACGAGGCCAACGCCATCACCACGGCAATGGTCAATGACGAAGACGACAGCGAGATGCGCGATCTGGCCACCGTCCAGCGCGAGATTCGTTCGGCGGACACCAAGCTGGACCGCGCCCTGGAACGCGCCCACGAAGACCGCGCCGCCATCGACGAGGCACTGAACGAGCTGGTCACCTTCCTCCAATGGGAAGCGGACACCGACGACGAAGACGACCAGGAGGATGCAGCATGAGCAACCTGGGAGACCTGATCGCCCACCACGAGCAGCTGCGTGAGGAAAAGCGCATGCTTAATGAGCGCCTGAAAGCGCTCAACAACGACATCTTCCACAGCGAATCCGCGGTACTGGAAGCTCTCGACACTGCCGGGCTGGAGCATGCCCGGGTGGCGGGTACCAGCGTGTCGGTGACCGAGCAGACCATGCCCAACGTCACCGACTGGGAGCAACTTTACGACTTCATCAAGCAGCACGACGCCATGTATATGCTCCAGCGTCGCGTGTCGACCGGCCCCTACCGGGAGATGCTGCAAATGGAGCAGGAAGTCCCCGGCGTGGAGCCCTACGTGCAGCGCAAGGTGAACATGCGAGCCAACTAGACATCTATTAAATTTTATAAGCTATGGATGTTTTGATCCAAGTATGCGTATAATAGGTCACAGCGGGATCGACCGGGTCCTGCCTGACTGTGCAACTGTGCAATTGAACCGCAAAGGAGCCCCATCATGGCTACCGAGAAGAACGCACCCACAAAATCCGTCGCCACCTTCCTCCAGGACAACGACGGCGCCCTGCCCGCGCACCTGCAACAGGACGCCGGCATGGGCAACGAAAACGTCGGCACCGACGATCTGGCGATTCCGCGCCTTGACCTGATCCAGCAGCTCTCGCCGCAGATCGACAAGTCCTCACCCAAGTTCATCGAGGGCGCCGAGACCGGCCATATCTTCAACAGCCTGACCGGCGAGGTCTACGACTTCGCGTTTGTCATCAACCTGCAATTCGAGCAGAAGTGGCAGATTTTCAAGAAGCGCAAGTTCGGCGGCGGTTTTGAAGGCAGCTTCGACAACGAGGCCGATGCCCAGAAGCACCTGGACGCCCAGGGCCTGCCGGCCGAGCAGTACGACGTTGTCGATACGGCGATCCACAAGTGCCTGAAGCTCGACGACGACGGCAACCCGGAAGCCCCGGTGCTGATCTACATGAGCGGCTCGAAGCAGCGGGTGTCGAAGGGCTGGAACTCCGCGATCCAGCTGAAGAACCCGGATGCCGCCCGCTTTGCCTCGGTCTGGACCCTCCAGTCCTCGCCCGAGAAAAACAAGCAGGGTCAGCCCTACCACAACTTCAAGGTGGACTTCGCCGGCTGGGCCGGAGAGGACCTGTACGCCGAAGCCAAACGCCTCTACGAAGGCCTGGTCGAAGGCGGCACCGACGCCCTGGCCGGTGACAAGGGCGACAGCCACAAGGAAAGCGTCAGTACCGCCGACGCGTAACCGTCAACCCGCCCTCCGGGGCGGGTATCGAGGAGCACTCGGCCTTTTTTCGTCACCTATCAACACCTCGCGGGACGAACGGGAACCAGACGAGTGCTCCATCGATGCCCGCGCCGATAGCGGGGAGCATTCGCTTTTACGTTCATTTGACCTTCAAAAGGGGCCTGATTGACATGGCGAGTGCTCCGCTTTTATCGCAGAAATTTTTTCGCACAATTTACCTTTTATCCCTTGTCCGCCTACCGAGCTCGGTTAAAGTGATAACACATCGACAGGCAACACACTGGTTGAAAGGCCAGCTCCTGTCTTGTAGGGTGAGCTGTATGAACGAACACGGGTTCATCAGTGCCGTCCATCGGCAACTGCCTTCTGCGATCTACCGCTGGAAGATCAACGACAACTATGAAGGCGGCGTGGCCGATGCCTATTACTCAGCCAAAGGAGGAGATTTATGGATCGAGTATAAATACGTACCGGCACTGCCCAGGCGGGCGAACACGCCGGTACGCACGACGCTAAGCACCCGGCAACGCCACTGGCTGACCCGGCGACATGACGAAGGTCGAAACGTCGCCGTCGTCATCGGCTCACCGGACGGAAGCGTCATTCTCAACTCGCCGGATCAGTGGCAGCAACCACTGACACGCGACGAGTTTCTACGGCAGGCACTGCCACGAACAGGTCTGATTGCGTTCATCACCCGGGCCATCATCCCGGACGACTCAACAGACTGCCCTTTATTGCACCATCGCAAGGAACCGAACCTACTATGAAACAATTGACAGGCTTTGAACCGCAGCACAACGATTTTGCACCTTTCGTCAAGCCCGATCAACTGGCGATCCTCGACCCGAACTACGAGCCCACGCCGGGGGACGACGTTTATATCGAACTCGACAGCGGCGACGTGGACGTCGGCGAACTGATCGAGGCCACCGAGACCACGGTCCACTACACCAGCTACAACGGCATGGTCGACCAGGAGAAGTCCGCCAGCGAGATCACAACCTTCTACCTGATCAGCGGTGTGAAACGTCATCGCAACACGAAGGAACGTCCGCTGCGTGACTAA